TTATGAAGAAGAAAATTTTATATATTCTGAATATTTAATCTCCACGTGCGGGTTGTCGCTTGATATGGTTTGTCGTATTGCTTTAATCCGTTTCCAAAGCCACCAGCCTTTGTATTCCACCCACACAGCCTGATGGATAGTCACTGGCACTTTTATATCCCCTCTGAGATGTCTGTCCTCAATCAAACCAGTCAGTTGTATATGTGGCGTTACCATTTCCACTTTTTGTCTGACCCGGAAAATGGAATCACGGATAATGAGTGTATCCCGAATACTGGCATCAACCGGTACCCTTACCTCTATTTTATGCCGTGCGGCTGCTTCGAGTTTCTTGATTTTGACTCCAAACCTCCTGATGGTTTCAGCGTCTTCGGCCCGGTACTCTTTGTATTCATCCACAGTAAGTCGCAATACTTTTGTTTCAAGGGCCATCGTTGCAGAATCGATCTGCATCCTTTTCATACAGGAAAGCAGCGCAGTATTGTTCATTTGGAAACGGTCGCGTTCCTCAGTGAGATATACCGCATGTCTGTGTTGCAGCCAGACAATCCCTCCGAGGAGAAGAAGGGCTGTTGATAATATTCCATTTAATTTATTCATAAGATATGGATTCTTCGGGGATGAACCACAGGAATTCATCCATATAAGTTTCTTCCAACAGTACGAGACCGCCATAATTCGTCTCTCTGTTTTGTGAGAGGTCCTCTACGACCATACCACGGCGGCCAATCAGCTCGTCCAATCTCATTTGCGAGAGTTCGGGCGAGAAGATGATGGTGACATATGCATTCTTTATCATAACAGGTCTTTCCTAAATGTTTCTATTTGTGCGGTCCCTGGCATTTGAGCAGTTCACGGATATCCGCGCGAATTTCATGCAGATCATTTTGTAAAGTATTGAGCTGCATCATGGTGGCCTCAAAAACAGACTTGTCCAGTTTCATGGCGTTAATACGGTCATACTGGTTTTTGATTTCGGTCTCCATACCGGCACATTTCGTTTCCAACCTAGCAATCTGCGCCGTGTTGTTGATATGTTGTATGTACAGCGTCAGTGAAAACGATAGTACCACTACAATAACCTTGAAGTACTTTATTACAAATTCCTTGAATTGTTCCATATAATTATTCCATTAAAAGAGTGTATGCGTCCTTGATAGCCCTGAGCAGGAGTTCTGCCGCCGTGCTATCCCAAAATCCATAGACAATCAATGCGACCATGATTGCCAGATAAGTCCACCAGGCTATCTCCTGTTTGTCAATCTTATGCTTCCCTCTGGTCATCTTCTGTCGTTTTTTGGGGTACAATTACATTAAAAATCACATTGCCGTCATTACCCTCTATGCGCAAGCGGCTCTCTTCCTTGTGCCTGATGGGGAAAATTTCCATCAGCGCCTTGGCGGCATTGACCGACACGGCCCTAAGTGCCGCAGGAGAGAGGGGGACTCCGAAACGGTCCGTATAGTCCGAAGTGGCCGCCTCGTCCATGACGGCTTTGAGGGTTTCGGTCACTTGCAGTTTCACGGCCATTGTTTCCATTTCAAAGCGTTCCGAAGACAGCAATGTCCTGATGTGTGCCAATACATGGGGCTTGTTCATCAGGTAGTTGGCGGAAGCATTAGGATTCTTTACCGCATTCTCCCCAAACACTTCCACGAAACATTTCTTCGGTCGTCCCGCATATTCCAGGCCGCCATTCACATAGAGGTTGCAAAATTGCAGTTCCTGTTCTGTAAGTGGCTTTCCTTCCGGTTTATCCGGCATGTCCATTATCTTGTCTGATTTCATTTCCTTCTTTTTCTGAAAGAGTAGCGGGTTTCCAGTGATGAGGTTTTACAAAATCCGCTTTCTCATTAATTAATTGTTCCATCAGTGCTTCATAAAACACTTGTGCCAGCGCGTCGGCACACGCCTCGGCATCCGCCAGTGAATTTATAATCCGCAAATTGAACTTAATTTCAAGGTCATAGCCCGATATAAACGCCATAAGCTCATTGCCGTCATAACCTAATGCCCCATATGTCATACGGTCTGCAGTATGAAACGTGATGGTTTCCGGAATCGGGCCCTGCTGAATGTCTTTCGCATCTTTTTTATTGATATCCGTCATCATATTTTAAAGTGTTTACGGGTTTTCTCTTTTGTCTGTATTGTGATTGCTCCCCTTTCCACATGACGTAACCGGGAGGTATAGATACCAAGTATGTCAAGTGTGGCCGTTACATCGGCAGCCGCATCATGTGCATCATTCAATTCCACTCCCAATCGGGAGGCGATCAGCTCCAATTTGTAAGAAGTCACTTCCGGATCGGCTGCAAATGCCAGCCTCCCTACTGTAAGCGTATCGATATAGTGGGGCTGGAAATTACCGTAATAGTCCTTCGTTCCGGCAAAAGTTTTTTCAAACTCGGCAACCAGCCCGGCATAGTTCATCAATTGTTGTAAGAAACCGATATCAAAAGTGACATTCTGTCCGATCAGTATAGGTTTACACTGGTTACCTTTCGACAAGGCGCTACGTTTGGCGAAGGCGATGATTTCTCCGGCCGCCGTCTTCATATCCACCCCTTGTGTACGTAACATTTCCATTGTGATGGCGGAATAGTCCAATGCCGTCTGCTCATATTTCATGGGGACAACCCCGGCTTCCTTCACCTGTTCGTGGCGGGTTCGTAACACTTTGCGACGGGGCAGTCCGGCATCCGCCTTGCCATAGGGGGCGATATATGCCTGGCAATGGTCGAACACCTGCCAGGTGTCGAAACGGACGGCTTGCAGGGCGATCTGGGTACAGGCGCACTCACGGCAGTCCAGACCGCCGGTTTCAAAATCCATCCCGATTCCCACGTATACTTTCTGTTCTGTTTTTGGTGTCATGTCTTAGGATTGAATGAATAACATTGAGTTCTTATAGGTTTGGAGTGTATTGCATCCGTTATAATCACTGTAACGGACGACAGCCGTGAGAATGACCACCCGGCCCTTGAGAGTCTGTATTTCGGCGCGGTGTTCCATGTAGTAGTCGTTCCAGCAGACACATTCGGTAATGCGGTTGTTCTGTGAGAGTGTGAGCTTGGCGAAACGTTTCCGGCTTCCCGTTTCCCTGTCCTTATAAGTATGCTCCGTGACCTCCACGACCGTGGCGCAGACCGTTACCTTCCGGCCGTCGTTTTCATCCAGCGCCATCTCGTCCAGTGTCAGGTAAGAGGCTTTTCCCCTGACCTGTTTACGGGCTTCCGAGTTGTCGAAGATGCGCCGGTAATCAATACTGCCGATGCCCGATACGGCAATCTGCTGTTGCGACCAGAAGAAATGCCTCTCACGCATATCCGGGGGGAAGTCTTTTTCGGAAAGAGAAAATCCCAGTTCCCTGGCGGCACGTTCGAGCAGGGCGCATCGTTCGGTAACCGCCCCGACATTTTCCACGCGGTCAAAACATCCGGCAAGGACCATGTGCTTGACATGACGGGCATTTACGGGCACTTTCACCGCCTCCTCCGGGTTGTCCGGGTCATCCCAATAGCTGTACTTTTTGAGCTTGTAACGGAAAATGCGGTGTATGAAGTTCTCAATGCCGGTATACGCTCCGCCCCGGTCACGTTCCGTAACGATGTGTTCCACCGTCTTGACACCCATCTGTTTGATACGGGTAAGCGACCAGAATATTTCATCGGTGGCGTAGTCGGTGAAGAACTCCGTTCCCGAGCGGTTGATGTCCGGCGGCACGATCTTGGCTGACGAGCAACGTTCCATCTCCGCCATCAGCGGGGGAATTTCCTTGTCATCCGCCCATTGCAATGCTACGGTATAGAATGCCGACGGGTAATTGGCCTTGAGCCAAGCCCCGCAGTAGGCAGTCAGGGCATAGGCTGCGGCATGGGAACGGTTGAACGAATATTTTCCGGCCACCTCTATCTTGTGCCAGATTTCTTCCGCTTCATAGTCCGGGCAGCCATTGCGGACAGCCCCCGTAATGAAATCGACCTTGAGCGTAGCCATCAGATCCGCCTTCTTCTTGCCGATGGCTTTTCTCAGCAGGTCGGTTTTGCCGAGGTCGAAGCCGCCGAGCGTGTGGGCTATGGACATGAACTGCTCCTGATAGCACATTATTCCGAACGTGTTCTTCGTCGCCTCGTAACAGCCGTAGTCATAGACCGGCGCCACTTCTCCCCGCCGGAAACGGATATAATCCTCCGTGGCCCCGATGTCGAGCGTGGCGGGACGGTACAGGGCGTTGATGGCAATCAGGTCCTCTATGCACTTTGGCCGCACATCCTGAATGAAGCGGGTGATGCCGGGTGAAGAGAACTGGAAAACATTCTGTGTGTTGCCTTCAGCGAGCAGCCGGTACGTCTTGCCATCTTCCAGCATCTCCTGTGTGATACGTCCTATGGACAGTTCCTGTCCGAAATGACTGTTGGCCAATGCGATGACGGCGCTGAGCTTGGCGAGCTCCTTTGTCGCCAGCACATCCTCCTTCAGCAGCCCGATCTCATCGACCGAGTAGCCGTCGAATTCCGACACCAATGCACCGTCCATCTTTCGGACAGGCAGGTAATCGAAACACTCGGCCGGTCTGCCGTCCCGGGCATCAGGTGTCACTATAATTGCGGAAGCATGTATGGATGCGGCCTTGGGCTGTCCGAGCAACCCGCGCACATCTTCAATGACTTCCGGATAGGTCTGGATAAACTCACGTAGTTTCCTGTTTGTCGTCGCCTGTATGAACAGCCCCGTCCAGTCCGTACCGTCATCTATCATGGCTGTGATATAGTTCACGATGGCATGCGGCACGCGGTGCACACGCGCCACATCCTTCAATGCTGCCTTGAGCTTCATGGTCGTAAAGGTTCCAGCCGAGAACACACGCTGGCGGCCATCCACATTGTAACGTTCTTCCAGATAGTCCTTGATCTCCTGCCGCCGGTCGGAAGCGTAATCGACATCGATATCGGGCAAGGACGCGTGTCCGCCTTCCGTCAGCCCTCTGTCAACGAACGAATCCATGACAGTCAAAGGGGTATCCGCTTTCCTGATTTTAATGTGAGTCACTTTCATCTTATATACTTCTTATATCGAACAATGGCGCTTACCGTCTGGCGGCTGACGCCGTACTGTTTTGCCAGGGTATTCTGTGAGGCTTTGCCGGAGAAATACTTTACCCGTATCTCTTCCGCCTGTGCGTTCGTCAGTTTGGCGTTCACACTTTTCTCTCCATAATCCTGTTTGAACCCGCCCGCAATGGTGTGTTCCATATTCCGTTGGTGCGTACACATTTCCAGATTGTTCGCGGTGTTGTTGTATCGGTCACCGTCAATATGGTTCACTTCCAACTTTGGATTCCATTCCGGAAGGAAGTGTTGTGCCACGAGACGGTGTACGGAGAATTTTGTCCCGACGCCCTCCTTATAAAGCCGCACACAGTCGTAATATGAGGTGGTCCCGCACCAATGGCTCATGATCCGTTCAGGCTGTGTCCGGGTGATACCGCCATGCGATACCTGCCGTTCCAGGCTCTTGATGCGCCCCTTGTTGCTGATTCTATACTTCCCTTCATAATTTTTGATATCCACCCAGATTTCCCGGGTGTCAGTCATTGGCTATTCTGTTATATGCTGTTTGAAAAATATCCCGGTCTATCTCCACGCCTATGAAGCGCCGTCCCATGTTCCTGCAGGCGACAGCAGTACTGCCGCTGCCCATCGCAAAATCAAGGACGAGGTCCTCCTCGTCGGTATAGGTGCGTATCAGATATTCCAGCAAGGCAACCGGTTTCTGTGTCGCGTGCAGGCAGGACTTCTGCTTGTCCGTCTTGAATCTCAATACACTGCGCGGATAGCGTTCCGTGGAGATGTAGTCCCGGTAATTGTCATGCTTCCGATATATCTCCCCGCTGTCACACTTGCGCCGGTGGTCGGCCATTACGATCTTGCACCGGTGCCCGTCCGTTTTGACGGGGTTGTATTTGGGCAGCCTGTCATAGAACACGAGAATGTCCTCGTGCGCTTTCATCGGCATACGCCCGGCATTGAGAAAACCTGTCGCCTGTGTCTTCTCCCAGATCCATTCATAACGCAGCTTTTCAAGATTGGAACAGCCCAATATGCTGGTAAAAGGATGCTGGCAGAACAGCAGTATGGGAGTTCCGGGGGCAGAAACGCTTTGTATGGCATTCCACATCCCCCGAATATCTATCACGGCATCCCAGCGGCAGTGTGTCGTACCATATGGTGGGTCTGACAATACCATGTCGGCAACGATGCCCTGCCCTGCCAGTAGGGGCAGCACCTCGAGGGCGTCACCCCGGTAAAGGTCGCAGCCGTCATAGGGACGGCGGTGTTCGTAAGTCGGATTCATGGGTTTCGAGTTCCTTTAAGTTCCACAAACAATCTCGGCGGTCAAAAAGAATTTCGTCACCGCAAATCAATCCATCGGCATATATTGTTTTTTCTTCCCCGCCGCGGAGAATCCTCAAACGGGCATCCGCACAGAGACGATAAATTTTATTTTCAGATTGTATCTCCACATATTGTTCGCCTTTGTTAAGCGTAATGTCCGGAGCCAGTACCGTTATCTCGTCTTTCCAAACCAGTCCGCAGCGTTCCGGAACAAGAAAACGTGAGAAAATCAGGTCGTATTTCAGCGGGTCGATGGAGGTAATACCCAACAGGTAGGAGACCAACGATCCGCCGGCGGAGCCACGCCCGATACCGGTTGCAATACCCCGGCGGTGCGCCTCACGCACCATGTCCCACTGTACAAGAAAATAATCCACGTTGTCGGTTGACTCGATGATATAGACTTCCTCGTCCAGCCGTTTCCGGTAGCGTTCCATATCCGGAACTTTTCGTTTCAACCCTTCATCAAGCAGCCGGAGAAACATCGTGCGGCGATTGCCGTACCGTTCCACTTCTTCGGGACGCATACGGTATTCGGGCATGAACATCCGTCCGGTCTCGAACACGGCTTCCGCCCGTTCTGCAATCTCCACCGTAGGGCGGCACATACGCCCGAACAGGGCATCGAAGTCCCATTTCTCGGAGAAAAGCGGACGGAGCGTGTCATATAGTTCATCCGCCGTTTTGAAATATTGTTCCCCGCTTTGTTCATGTGCGGCTCCTGCAGCAATTTTGTTCACTATAATTTTGGAAGCGGCATCATCTTTATCCATGTAATAGCAATCCGGAAGGAGGATCGGTTCTACTGTAAACAGATCCCTCCCGGTATCATAGCAATTACAGAAATAATATTTAAGGGCTTCCAGCTGCTCCCGGTCAATACGGTCCGCCTTATATTCGTTGGCGTCTATCTGGTAATAAACCGCTTCGGACCCTTTCCGGATCCGTTCCACCTGCTTAGGGTGTCCGGCCATCCAATAGACAGATCGGGTGGCAAAGACCGGTACACACCCTGCGGCATACATCAGCAGCTGTTCATAACGGATTGTATTGTTTTCCGAAACCACCATCACGGCGGACTGGATGCGCAGCAGGTTGTGGAGCCCCTCATTGTTCAGGGCATACATTTTCAGGTTTACGGCTTCTTCTTCATGAATCATTGTCAGCGAGTAGCCGAAGATGTGTTTCAGCCCGTTTTTGGCACATTCTTTTTGGAAATTGAGTGTGGCGGCCATTGTATTACGGTCACAAATGCCGACTGCCGTATGTCCTGACCATTTTGCCTTGCGGCATAAATCCTCCAGGGAACCACAGGCGTTCAGCAGTTCGTAAGAAGTATGGACACCAAGATTCACAAACGGAATGTCATGTGCCGGAGGCCCGGGACGGCCGATGTATTTCAACAGATTGAAACGGAATTCTTCCCGAAGGTCGTAATAGTACCAGTTATATCCGAACGGAAAAGCCACATGGTAGATTCCCTCCTCCATCAATACTGCCGGATTCTCCATCAGATTGAAGACAAGTTTATCGCCGTCACTGCGGAAAATGGATTCCACACCTGACAGGTCAGCCGTGAACAGCCGTCCGAACCCGGGTATGTCCACCACCTCCGTGTCAACCGGTATATAAGAAATCCGTTGTGTATCAAGCCATGCGAGCAGTTCCTGTATCATCTTTCCTGTACTTTTTTGAGTTTGTATTCAAGGACAGACAGCAAACGGTAGGCAAAGATGCCGTAGACCTCCGTTTCCGCCAGTTCTTCCCAGTCTTTATCGGCATCCGCTATGTCTGCGATGAACACTTCGAAGTAGGGCCTCAGCCGTTCCGCAGCCCGTTTGACCGCCTCGACGGCATCACCGTCATATCCAATAACCACAGTCCTCACGCCCTTCGATTGCAGCTTGTAAATCTGCACATCGGAAATTTTCTTTCCGAAAGTCGCTACGGCGGCAATATGCGGGTTGTCGTAAAGTTCAAGTTTTCGCGTCAGCGCGATGACGTCAAAAACGCCCTCTGCAACGATGACCGTATCGGTACCGTCCTCACGGACGGCATCATAGTTGTAAAGAAGTTTGAAAAAATCGTTTTCTGTGGAATTCCGATAACGAAGTATCTTGTATTCACCTTTGTATTTCGTTTTGCGGTTGTAGGTGTCTATCGCCTCTTTTGGCCAGATATGGCGTGAAACATATCCGACAACCATACCGCAGTCGATGACCGGGAAAGTTACATAGTCGGCATACCGCGGATTGAGCCTGCCGGTTATCCCGACCGGGAAATACTCGTAATCGTCGAAACAGAAACCGCGCTGCTGCAAATACGGATGCCGGAAAGTGCGCTTGTAAAAGTCCGGCAATTCGACCGGCACCAGTTCGTCGTCTATCTCTTCCGCCTCGTCCTCCTCCAGCAGGTGCAGGTTCAGCGGTGCCGAGATGTCTGTTGTTTCGGAAACCATCAGGTCCATGCGTCCGATAGCCGCCAATAACTGTGCAAGTGTACGGGTGGACGCCCCGCAGGAGAAACAGTGTGCCATGAACGGTCTGTGTCGGACGTTTTCCTTACCGATATAGATACCGAACTTACCACCCTGCTTGCCGCAGAACGGACAGCGCGGAACGATAAGGTTCTTGCCGCTCCCGTCCCGTTTGGCTCCCGTCTCACGGGTTATCTCCGAAACCAGATATTGATATTCCTGTACAGACAGTTCCATATAAAAGGTATAGCTGCAGTACAAGGGCTAAAGTTTAAAAACGCCTCATAAATTTCATACTGTCTTGATACGCTTTCTCAAGACTGAAATGGGTATCGCACACTACCGCAACAGGAGAGGGAGCCTCCATGCCTTAAAAGGCAGGACGAAAACCTGCCCGCATGTCGTGGCGGGTGCTGGTGCGGATAACAAGGGGGGCAGTGGGAACAGGCCTTCTCCCGAGCAGAGGTTCATGGCAGGATACCGCGAACTTATCCGACGAAAGGGGATATAATAGAGGAAATCCCCATGTATTATCAAGAAAAATCCGTACAATAAGAACCTGCCGGCAGACTCCGCACGAAAGGACGGACAAAAGCCCGGCAAGATTTCACGTCTGCCCAAGGACATACAGACTGTACCGAAATCCGGAAAGACCTCGGGGAGATTCCATGAGTGGCTCTTTCCATGATTTTTTAGGGAATTTATTTAACCGGTCGTAATAAAATCGCTATATTTCAATTACAAAACGACTGTATTTAATGAAATTTGTTAACAAATAGTATATGAAGACAAACGAGGACTGGTCCGAAATCGTGGATACGCTTCGTCCGTATCTTAATGGGAATTCAGCAAGAGAAAGGCATTTGAGGGATATAGAGAACTGTCTGCGGTTTCTCGGATGGAAAAAGACCAACGGAACGATGAGGTCACACTCCACATCAGACGGGGAGTCCGGTAAACCGGCAATAACCTTGTTGAAACGGGAAGGGGACTCCGGATGGCAGGCGTTTCCCGTCATGACGGAATCCCCGGATGGCATGACATACGCCACGGGGCTGTATATAAGGGAAAACATCCGGCTTTATTACAGACCCGATAGCGGGACAGGCATACCGGTCTGCGTGCTGACGGCGGAATTCAGGGAGGATGACACCAATGGGCCGCTTCTCTGCGCCCTGCTGTCCTATAAGGAGTTCGATTTGAAAAGTGTGGAGAATTTCTGTCTTAGACGCTACAACCTGATGCGTACGGGTGGCAGTTTCCGCCAGTGGGTGGAGGATTTTCTTTCCGGAAGTAGCGGAACGAAGAATATAACCGGCCTACTCAGGGAAAGATTCATATCCGAAGGGTTCGAGGAGTCCCTTATCAGAGAGGAACTGGAGAAGCTCGGACTTAGGGTACGCTATGAAAAAGGGCATGCCGTAATCACCCTCCGTTACCCGGAATGAAGCGGTTTCCGGTGGCAGTCCCGTACCGCTATTACCGGCCTGTTACAGAACTCTGTACAGCATGCCTAGCGGGCTGACCGACCGGAAGAACGGGGAGCATAGCCTTCTCTATATGGGGGAGATTGGTCTGCCTTTTGCTGTTCATTTTCACAGGAATAAAACTATCTGCTCTTGAACTTTCATTTTGAACGTTTTTTATTCCCTGTTCAGATTCAGCGTCCTCTGCCCGTCATAGAACACCTCGTTGTCATAGTCCGTCGCTATTTTGATGGTATCGCCCTTTTTGAAAAAGCGGCTCTTGGCCACATGCAGGCGCATCATGTTCTCCTTGCGTTCGGCTGATGACTGGTTGAGCGAAATAAGGTGCGTGCATGGGCGTGCCAGCCCCTTGGCCTCCGAACAGTTGTACTCTGTCAGTACATTCCTTTCGTCGTTCAGCCACTCACGGTCTTCAATGGTCGATTGATATGTCACGACCATCCATACCTTTTCGTCCGCCGCCAGGTCCTTGAGGTCATTGGCCACGGCGATACGCTTTGCGCGTTCATGGTCGGCCCCCCATGAACGGCGGTTGGCGTCTGTCAGCAGATCCATCGAATCGACGATGACGATGTCCGGATTGTGACCTTTGAGTTTGCGGTATTCCGAGATTCCGTTCTTGATGTCAAGCGTCGATACCTGGGCGTTGAAACGCGGATAACTGCGTACCGTGATGCTGCCGGCATACGATGCCACTAGCTTTTCCAGATGGCGCATCTCCGTATCCGGGATCTTTCCTCGTTCGTAATAATAGGCGTTCTTGGAAACCAGCCCTCCCGAATAGGCGTTCAACGCTTCCTCCTCGGACCCCTCCAGCTGGAAGTGCAGCACATGCAGCTCGTCGTCGATGTCCGCCCTGACACCTATCCATTTGGCGATATGGGATTTCCCCACACCGGTACTGGCAAGAAAGCAGGTCAGCTGCCCTCGCAGGTTGCGCCCGGCATTGAGCGCGTCCAGAAACGGGATATAGAACCGGGACACACGTGGTGATGCCGAACGTTCCTCTTCCTCCTCACGGCGGCGGTTCCGCTGGAAGCGCTCCGTAAAGGTCTCCGCCACATCAATGAACGAGGTACTCTTCAGTGTAAAGCCCGCCAGCCATTCGGCATACCCGCGCAATGCCTTTTCCGCCTTGTCCTGTTTGTTCTCGTTATACAGTTTTCCCACTTCCGCATAGACCGACTGTAACCGGACACCCTTGATGTAGGACTCCAGCATGTCGATCATCACTTCGGAACTCTGGCCCTCGTCATACTCCCGGAAGGTATCTATCAACTCAATGGCATCGTAATCCTCATGGAAAGTCTGTGCCAGTACGGCATATGACGGCGGTGTCTTGTAGGTTCTGAAATGTGCGGCAATAGCCTCCTGCACCCGTTGGAATGAGCGGTCTGGAAGGTATTCCTTGCGCATGTGGCGGGAAAGGACAGCGCACAGCTGCTCCTGGCACAGCGCCGTGGCATAGAGCTCATACAGGAACTCGGCACTGAGCGGATTGATGGAACTCATGGCTTCACCTCCTCTTTCCACCATGCCTCACAACGAATCCGGTAAAGTTCCGGATAACGAGCCTCTGTTCTACGGCGGCACGGATCCGCTTTCGCACATTTGGAACATGACGGCGAGAAGGGTGTCCACATCAATGTGGAGAGCGCACAGACGAGATAGCCGGCCTCGCTGGAGAGCAGACGCCGTTTGGTAATCTCCTCATATTCCGGGTAAATGAAACGTCTGAAAGGATGCCCGCAGCGGTTCTCCACTACCTGTATCAGACTGTCACGTGATAGTCCGAAACCTTTCAGCCACCGGTCTTCCCAATAACGGCGTTCCTTTCCGGAATGAAGATACCGGTCAGCTGCCTTCCGTCCAAACGAGTGGGAAATATTCCACTTTCCACGATAAGAGGGGGCATATCCGGAAAGGGCATACACCTGGCATATGCAGAAATCGGACAGGCGTTCCGGACTGACAGATCCGGCTTCCCGGCACAACAGGTCGAAACATGCCGAAAGCTGTCTGTCCGCCTTTCCTCCGGACGGGAACTGGAAATCCGGCCACACTGCCGCACGGAGCAAGCGTGTAAAAAGCCTCCGGCATCCGTCAATCCACTCTTTTTTCTCCATCACGTGTCAAAAGTTTGCGCAGTTGTGTCTTGGCCAGAAAGAGACGGCTCTTGACCGTCTCCACATTTCTGGTCTGCAATGTTCCGTTGCGGTAAGTTATCTCCATGATTTCTCCGATCTTATAGCCCGCCTGCTGTAAAAGCAGGGCCTCTTTGTAAATCGGCTTGAGCCTGTCCAATGCCCAAAGGATATCATCATTGTAATACTTGTGATAATTATCCATTCCCATGCAGTTCTCCGACGGTTCGTCCTCGCCCGGCAGGGAGGAGGATATTTCCGAGATGTCGATATTGTCATCCGGGGGCATGCGGCTTTTGTTGCGGTTGTTGAGGTCCGCCACAAGCCGCTTGGTCACGGCATAGATCCATGTTTTCACCGGACGCGCCGGATCATAACTGTCCATGTACTTGAAGAAATTAACCAGCGCTTCAAGATAGTTATCCTCTATGTCCTCCTGGTTATAGGTATATTTAATACAAATGCTGTATATCAGATTCTTGTGCGGCATTACATACTTTCTGAGAAGTTCCGCCCTCCGTCTTGCAGATTCATCGTCAGAGGGTACAACCGAAATAAACACATCTTTCTTTTCCACGTTTTCACTGACCGAAAAAAGGTTGATAATGAATCTCATGTCCTAATCTGTCAGCTGCCATTGAGCATCAATTAAAAAAAGCAGGCGGAGAGAAGGCCGCCCGAATTTTGGCAAGTGCCGTTCTACAACCTGTGCCTGCGGATGTAATAATGGAAGAGATGGCAGGCGTCCGCCGCATTGTCATCCACCGGAATGATGCCGTATCTTTCCTTGCATGCCGCCACCATCTGTGCCTTGGTGGCGTGCCCGTCCCCCGTCGCCCATTTCTTGAGCACCGCCGGATTCACAAACTCCGGTTCGGGAAGTCCCAGACTGTCACATACTTCGAGCAGGATCCCCCGAAGTTCCGAGAGCCGGCGCATGTCATAGAAATAACGGTTCACACTCACATCCTCCGTTACGACGCGCCGGATACCATACGCGCGGATAAACGAGACAAGGACGGTACGGAATGCGCCGTGCATCTTGTTGCCGTTGCGCCGTCTGCTTTCGGTAAAGTTCCATGTTCCGGCCTCATGCACGGAAAAATACCCGGTATGCGTAGCTATATCCAATGCAAGCACCTCTTTCCTGTCCGGGGTACTATTCTCCAATCCTTGATTCGCCATTCTCTTTCACAATTACCAGTTTATGGGGATAACCTTCCGCAACATTACCGTGGGAGACAACCAGTACGGTACCTCCGAGCGAGTTCAATGCCTCGAACATGGAAGCCAGTCCCGCCTCGTCAACCGCCTCGAGTATCTCATCCAGAACCAGAAGGTCCAGTCCCTTGCCATCATCACAGTTACTGTTCACGAGTTTTTGCATGGCAAGGATGGTTGCGAGGTTCACCCGTGCCGCTTCGCCTGCCGAGAACTTGCCGAACGATCCGCAGTCAATGCCGTCACGCAACAGCGAAATGGAAATCTTCTCCCGGACCTTACCGCTTTTGAGGACGGTATAACCGTCAAAACGGATGCGTATGTCACTGCCGATATTCTGCAGGAACTCGTTTGTTATACGGCTGAGTGCCTCGATTTTTGTATTGGCCAGATAGGTCTTGAACTGTATGAACCGTTCTCTTTGCATCTCCAATGTTCGGAGTTCCGCATCTACGGCGGTCTTCCGTCCCGCCGCTTCGCGGGATTTTTCCCTCACCTCCCGGAGCGTGCTCCGGAGCGTGGATATCAGATCAGATGGCACCGCCTCGTTCAATTCCCTGATAGTGCCTTGCAAAGTGTCAATGGCACAGGCTGCCGCCTGTATATCCTCCTTTTCCGTCCGTATGCTGCGGCTCAGTGAGGCATTACGCTCGTCTACAAATCCGAATGTTTCATCGAATACCTTACGGCGGATGCTCTCAATCTCATTTTGCAGCGCGGTAATCCCGGCTGCAATACGCCGGTGTTTGTTTTCCGTCTCTTCCACGTTCCGGGTAGCGTTCCTGACGGCACGTTCATGTCCGGCCAGCTGCTGTTCCCATTCGGTACGTCTGGCCTCCAAGGTACGGCGGCCGTGGTTCAGGCGGCTCTGCTGCAGCTCCACAGAACCGGTCTCCTCCTGTTTGTCTTCGATACGGCCATTAATTTCCGTGAGTTGCCGCTGTCGTAGTTTCAGTTCCCTCATTCCCGCCTCAATGTCAAACTGCGGCTCCGCTATTAGGAAATTATGTCCGCAGGCAGGGCAGGTGACGGAACCGGCCAGCTTGTTTGAGAGCTCGTCAATACCGGCCGAGACAATACGCCGTTTGTGACGCAATTCTTCGATGCATCCTGCAAGATTGCGCAGGCGGATGTCAGTTTCCCTCAGTTTGTCCGCTGCCGTACCGGACTGCTCGTTGTATTCCTCACAGAAGGCGGCATACTTATTTTTGAACTGTTCCCAGTTTTCAGTCTTCTCTTCCAGTTCCCGTTCTGCCTGTTTCAAGGAGGTGTCACAATCCGACAGCCCGGAAACGGCCGTCTGCAGCTTCTCTTTTGTCCCGGTGATAATCCCGTTCCAGTCCGTCTGTCTCGCATCGGGGAAGAGGGGCATCATCTCCCGTATCTTTTCCAGACACTCGTCCAGTGCCGTATCCCCCGATTCCAGCAACTGCAGTGCCTCATCCGCCTGCTGAACCGCCACAAGCCGTGTCTCATATCCGGCCACCGTCTCGTGTCCGATGCGTATCTGTTCCCTTTTGGCTGCGATGGCCACTTCCAGGGAGGCGATGCGCTCCGCACGGGTACGTCCCCGTTCCGCTCCGGTTTCCTCTTCCTTGCGGATCTGCTCCTGTAACATCTCGACACGCCCGTCCAGTCCCGCAAGTTCCAATGCCGCCTGTTGCTTCTTTTCTGAGAGCGGCACGATATCCTCCTCAAGTATGGCAATGGCCTCGTCCACCAGGATACCGTTGGAAAAGCGGTTGATTATCTCCTTTTTCTCCTTGTCCGATGACGAAAGAAAATCCTCATACCGATATTTGGAGAGAATGAAGTTGTTGAGCAGCTCCTCGCGCGTGATCCCTAACTTTTCAAGGATATAGCGGTTATAGGCATCGACCGAAGGCTGGACAGCCTCGTCCGTCGTCACCTGCGCACCGTTACGGAAAAGTGTGCAACTGACCGTGGATGCCCCTTTGCGTGGAATGCAGCGGTTGACAACCAGTTCCTCCGTTGAGTTGCCGTTGCTGAAATGTAATCCGATACGGCACTCCCCGGACGCATCGTTTATAATTTCTTCCGACCTTATCTTACGGAGCGGGCTGCCTGTGATACCGACAGCGATACACTCCAGCAGGGCGGATTTGCCCGCACCGTTCGACCTTTGGGACTCATTGTCCCGGTTGTCGCCGAATATCAGTGTCGTAACCCCTTGCCGTAACGTGTATGACAGCGAGTGGAAGGCACAGAGATTCTCAGCTTCTATTTTCTTTAATTTCCACATGTCCTGTTATCTATTTTGGATAAATACTCTAATCCGATTGAGACATCCTCAATCTGTTTTTCCCGGCAGAAATCCTCGTAAGTTTCCCGGATACGGCAGCTGTCATACTTTTCAAAGAGCGAAGAGGATGCGGCCTCCAACAGTTCCTCGTCATCAGCTATCAGTTCCACCTTCGCCGCCCCGGCTTCCAGCAGCGCGGCCTTGTCAACCGCCTTTATCGCAGCTGCCGGTGCATGGACACGTACCTTGACCTTGTAGCGGCCGTCAGCCTCCGTCTCGCGCAACTCGTCCATAAGGTGCAGCCCGGCACGTTCCACCGGCACATCCACCACACGGTAGCGCATGTTCACCCGGTTTTTGACAAACTCGTGTGTGCCGTCGGTATAAAGCACCGTATATCCTTTTTCCTCATCCTCGCCGAAGTTGTGCTGACGGGAGGCCCCGATGTATTCGATACGGGTTTGTGGAATGACGGTCCGGTTATGGTAATGGCCGACAAAAACTTTATCAAACGGGAGAAAAATCCTGGCGGGCAATTCTTTCTCCGATGGTTGCGCCAATGCCCCGTTTATACCTTCGTGTATATAAAGAAAATGTTTCTTTTCCTCTGAAAGCGCTTTCTCTTCCAACTGTCCGAGCCTTTCGACAAACGATCCGTCCTCCGGAAAATAACTCATCAGATGAAGCGCGAACTCCCAGCCGGGACGCGACAGGGTCAGGAAGTCATCCACTATCGTCACATCCGGATGGCAGTCAAAGACATGGCAGTAACCTCTGACGGCTTCCTGGTTCACGAGGTCATGATTCCCCTCGGCGAGCGTGACATGGATGCCCGCACGTGAGGTTTCCAGCAGGGCGTCATGTACTGCCAGCAGCACGTCAAGTGTCTGTGCCGCACGTGAAAAGAACAGGTCGCCTCCGACGGCGATTTCGCTGATACCCCATTTCCTGCAGATCTCCACGGCCTCCTGCCAGTTGGCCTGAAATGCAGGGATGTTGTCTTTTGAGACATGGATATCATTCAACAACAATATGCAAGGTTTGCTCTCTTCCATGAATGTGTGTGATTAAGACGGGAGGCATGGATGCCTCCCGCCGGGTTAAAACTCAAAGACTTATAAAAGGGGTTATCTGCGACGGCGGGGACGCTCGGTACGCTCCTCCGTTTCCGCAGGCCGGTGTTCCTCCTCCCCGGGAGCGTCCTCCGGTGTGTCTGTGGGTTTCGGACCTTCCATCTCACTCTCAATCAGTTCGAGCAGTTCCCGGTTGCTTGTCGAGCGGGTGACACGGATGGACAACGCTTCCTGTTCAATGTAGCTGCGTATCATTGCACGCAGCTCCTGTCCCTCCTCGGTCTTGTCACCGAGGTCCTGCCGCCTGAGCTCGTCATAATATTCAAGAAGATCGTCCAGGGAAATTCCTGTCCCGTCCTGGACATTGTCCTTGTTGTCCTTCGTACGGCGGTCGAACGAGAAGGAGGAAGTATCTTCTTTCGGCAGTTCGTCGGACAACTGTTGTATGACCTCTTTCATCTCGTCCGTCTCCATAAGCCGCATGCCGTAAATGCCGTCGCACTGTTTAAGGAATTCAACGGTGGCACCCAGATGATAACGGGTATAGCGGTAAATGATTTCCGGAATACGGGGCGCTCCCAGCAAGGCGGTCAGCTCCTCCCTGGTCAGAGGTTCAGGGTCGGATTCATTGTCGATGGAAAACAGGTATTCGGTTTTGGCCCCGTTACGCCGTTTTTCTATTTCCACGGGATAGGCGTCGTACACCGATGAAACCGGACATGGATAAGACGGGTTCTTGGCCAGCTTCTTGCTCCAGAGCTTGAATTTCCGCTCGTCCAGATCCTTGAACTGGGCGTGCGAGAGGGTCATCATCTGTACTCCCTTGGCACGCTCGCCCAGATCAAAGATATAGAGGCAGTGCCCGTAGTTGTACTTCAAGCCGCCACCGAACGAACCGCCGGCGATTTTTTCTGCCAGTTTCTCATCCCCGGCCTCTTTTGCGGCTTCTACGGCCAGACGCCGGTAAGTTTCGATGGGATCGACACTGTATCCGGCATCGGTGGCGCGGGTGACGGTGACATACATCTTCTGGGGCTTGTTTCCGGTTGTGGGCTTTTCCAGTTCCAGCAGCAACTGGTGAACCGGATACTCATAACCGGGCCGGGCCGGTGAACCGTCCGGATTGGGGGCGATGGGAAGGACACGCAGACGGTAGGTCCCGAATTTGTCCATGCGGAAGAATTCCGTGCGGGCGAACGCCCTGTTCTCTTCCTGGGCACGCTGCTGTGCCTCCTGATACGATTCCTGGACACCGAGGAACATCTCCTCGACAGACATGCCTTCCATGCCGTTGTTCTTTTCTTCTTCTTGCATAAACGCTTGGTTTTATGGATTAAAAATGCCCGAAGAGTGCGACACGGCAGGCCCGTATCGCAAAGAAACTGGTTACAGGACAGACGGGTTCGGTTGCACCGTCCGTATTCACTTGACAATATAGGGAGAGGATATCCCGCCGGCCGTATCCTGGCCGGATACTCATTTTACAATATGGAAAGGTCTTGCAGCGACTGTGGAATACAAAGTTAGACAAATGCTCCCGAACAGCCATACATGCATATGAATATTTGCGCCAGCCATTGTCCGTCAATGCATTACCGTTTCATTTTAAGTATGTTTTTAATCTCCCCGGGCAGTTTGTCACTGCCCGGCCCATTCCGTCTTTCAAAGAGCAGCTTCCTGCGGTTTTGACGGATATACTCTTCCGTCTTGCGACGGCGTATGCCCTCGTAATAGGTTTTACGTCCGGGCGTAAGCCGTTTGCCCCGCCGGCAGTAAACCCCGTTCCGGCAGTATTCATCCAGATAGCGGCTGAATTTCGCCTTTCTGAACGAAGGGTCTTTCGACGCCTCCGCAACCAGTTCGATGACATGCCAGTCCGGTTCGAAAGGTTGTTGCCGGTCATACAGCCTGCGGAGCAGATAGTAAACCACCGGCATCTCATAACGGAGCATGAACCCTATCCGGGTCTGGTCGAAGGGGAAACGTTTAAACGTCCCCTGCGGTCTTCCGTCTTCTCGCTTTCGGGGATTCGTTCCCCGGAAAGACGGTTTCTTCTGCGGCTGCTGCTGGATTCTTTTCTGTTTCATGATACTGTTGGCTGTTGTCGGGTGAAATATTCTCTCGGGCGGGAACGGACCTGCGTTCCGCAATTCTGCGGCGACTTTCGATGTCACCGTTTACATTAATCTTCTGTTTCATGGCTATACGAAATATGTAAAGTTGAGTTCCACATTGGCATTGTACATACCGCGCTCATAAAGCTGTATCCTTCGCGAGCCGCCGTAAATGGTGAACGATACCCCACGGTTGTACTTATGGTCATCATTCCAGTCAGTGGCGGTACAGCGCACACTGTACCGGGGTGGTTGTATTTTGTTGGGGATGACCGCCACGATACCTCCCCAGTTGTTTCCGTCCCTGTTGGCCGTATTGACGGCGCCCTGTATGGAAACGATGTTCCCGATCTGGCGGACGAAGAGCGACTGTGTGTTGGTACCCGATCCGCTGTTCTCCATCTGTACCCATCCTGTATCCGCAAGCAACGGCTGATACTCCTCGGCATAAGCGGCTCCGAGAGCACGGCAGGCCTGCCGTCTGGCCTCCGCCGTTGGCAGCAGAAGGTCGGACAGCTTGCTGTCCCGGCGCAGGTAATCCCTGACAATCTCATTCTTGGAGAGTACGTTCAACTTACCCTGTAGGAACTGTTGTGCCTCCGAAGTGCTCTTTCCCTGCCGGACTAAAAAATTGATATAATCCTGGAACAGATTCTCAAGGGTGGCGAAACGGGCGTCGGCACCCGCCTTTGTATAGAGGTTCAGGTTCATGGCGACGGTCTCCTTTTCGGAAGCGCTGTAGCCTCCCAACAGCCGGTCAGCCTTCTTTTTGAGTTCCCCCACTACCTGTGAGGTCATCACATACCCCTCGACCTGCGCGTGTGAGGTGCCGTTACTATCGGTATATGCAAAAGAACCGGTGGTAATGGCCTGTAATTTATCCCGAAGCCCGGCCGTGAAGACAATGCCTTGATAGGCAGAGTCCGTACCGAGCTTGCCGGCCATCATCGTGTCTATCTCTGTCTTGGAATAGACTTCAAGATTTTTTCGGGCCTTGTTCTTGTCAGAGAGGTCTGAAAGATTCGACAGCTTGGCAAGTTTCAAATCTCCGGTACCTTTCCTTTCGGCATCAAGGGTGTCCCTCATGGCTGCCTGCTTTTCCGCTTTCAAAGCGGCGGCCTCTTCTGCCGGAAGCCTGTTGATCTCTTCAGCCGTCAGACGTACCAGTTCTTTCAACCCTTCAGAGGTCTTCAGGAAGACTTCGCCGGCTTCCGTTTTGGAATAGACGTCGAGATTCTTCCGGGCGGCGGATTTGTTCATGATATCGGACAGGTTCTCATCGGCTGAAAGCTTCATTTTCAGTGCGGCACGGACAGCCCCCGCTGTAACATAGCCGTCACCGCCTCCCGTAAGCTCCCCGGTGGTGATGGCCGCAAGTTTCTTTTTGTATTCGGTGGTGAAATCCTCGGTGGAAAGCTGCTTTCCCTTGACGGCATCCACCTTCTTCGACATCTCCCCGGCAAAGGCCGTGACGCTCACATAGGTGTCCGATACGGATTTCCCGTTGATCTTAAGCGTGCCGAGCACATCCACCGAGCCGGAAGGGGCAAGTACAATGTCACCCAATGTGTTCCGCAGGATAAAGCGGTAATCGTCCGTGGTGTCAAAACCTGCCATTGCGAGCACGGAGGCGGCACTGTCCCGCCAGGTGACCAGATTGGTGAGCCTGGCGTTGTCTTTCGTATAGGCGGTATTCTGAAGGTCGATCCCACGTCCGGCATTCTGCACGACGAACAGCCCGCCAGCCCGTACGGTGGCGGTACGGCCGGCTACTTCCAGGACCGGGCTGCTTCCGGATTTCCCGTCATGTACGGCAAAGTTGCGGTATCTTGTTCCGCCTCCCTGCGCACCGTAATAATTGATACGGACACAGCCCTCATCTGTCGTATCCGAAGTGTTATAGATATCGGAACCTTTGATACGGATTGCCCCGATACGGGCGCTATCGCCCAGTGAGGTACCGTAAGAGATCCCGTCTTCCGTTATACGAACCAGTTCCTTGCCCTGCTTCATGAAACTGAAGCCGCCGTCTGTACGGATGATAATTTCATTGACCGGCAATCCGTGCAGATAAGCGCCAAGCGAGATGCCGCCGTCAGTTTTGACGACACCTTTGAGCATATAGCCGTTTTCCCCGCTGACAGAAACGGCGGTTCTGGAATTGATTTCTTTCTGTCCGGTAAGGGTGCCGGTCAATACCAGGTCCTTCTTGACGGTCTGCCGGGTGAAAGGCGTGTCCAGCAGTACGGCATAACGCCCGAAGAATTTATCAATAAAACGGGGGGCATAACTTTCTGTAATTTCAATGCTTACAGGCAATTTACCCGTAACAGGATCGGTCGTTTCAGGTATGGCCTTCGCTCCGGCACACAGGTAGCAAGTACGTCCGCGTTTGTTGACATCATTGGCATAGACCACCGACTCATGCCTATTGGCCTCGTAAATATAATAAGGATAGACGGCATCAGCGGCTCCCTCAAAACGGCGGACCTTACCGCCAAGCCACACATATCCCGGTGAGATACGGGGACCGTCCGGCTCGCAGCCCGAGATGATGAAATCCGAACAGCTGTCAAAAACGGCGCTCATGCTGAGGGCAAGTTCCTGCAGGTTCAGGATGTCGTCGGAATAAGTGTACCGTCCGCCGGTCTCTGCGATATATTCTTTCATTGTCCTGTATTCTTGTTAGGTGTATATTCTTCGTCAATCCTGATCAGATAGGTCTTGCCAGCCGTCTTGTAAGTATTCACCACATAGGAGAGCATGTAGACCAGCTCGTGCGGTGATATGGTGACGGGCGGGACACAGACCACAAAGCTGACCTTGTTGATAAGTTTCTCCTCTATCAGCAGGTAGAACGGACGGGGCCGCTCCGCATCATTATCTGATATGATCTGTTCCCCATTGTACCAGATGGTACAGGGACGCTGGTATTCCGCACCCTCATGGTAGAGGTCCACACCGACACTCTCACTGTCCCTGATAAGGATACGGTCCTTGCCGTCCCTGATGTATTTGCCGAACTTGTAGTTCAGAAACCATTCGAAGTAGATTACCTGGGAAGTCATCCGTGCCCGGATATGCATCTCTTTCGTGAAATCACGGAACCGCTCATTGGTGCATTGCAACGGATAAAGGCAGCTCTGCACGAACAGGATGAACCTGCGTCCTGACAGGTAATGCGGAACCAGGCGGTTCACGGTACGGTCTATGGACAGCTTATATCTCATGGTTTTCTATTTTTAGAATGATGGCTTCACGGAAATTTGGCAGCCCGTCCTCCTCATCTTTCCCGGAGGACTCCTTCAGATATCCTGATGCGGTATAAGCCATACGGGCAATGCGTTGTGGCGGCTGTATATGGCCGTCGGTGTCATGGCTGGCAATGAAAACCCCTTGTTCGGGAACGGCATGCCCGTCGATATGGACATCGGTCACATGCTTTGCCCGCCGTATGGCATCCGTCAGGCGGGAAACGTAGACGGCGGCATCGAAATCGATATCCATCATGTAGGCATTCAACTGCTCTTCAATGGAGTCGTACACTTCTGATTCGGGAACGGCCCCGTCATGAAAGACCGTAAGGCGGGGAATCAGCACGTCGCCCTTGGTTGAGATGACCTCCACGCGTGTACCGGCGAATTTCAATTTGTTGATATAGGCGTTGATGGGCGCCAGTTCTTTCGGGGGTATGGCGGAAAGGCTGCCTTTTGCACCGGTAGCCACTTTCAGGATAAGTTTACTGTCCAGGTTCCGGTCGTCTGTGCTCTCCATATAGGAAACTTGCGTGACGATGCGTTTGGTCTCGTCGATATTGGCATAGCCGAAGGCCAGGCCGTCTTCCCGTACCGTCAGCTCATCTCCCTGCTGATACTGCAACAGGACGTTGGCATAATAGGCGGGAGTACCGTTGATGCGTCCGTTAATGGCTTCGGAGATGTCCATGGCAAAGACATCCAGCAGGGATTCGAAACTGTATATGGCAGCGGCTACTACCCACAGGATTCCGTTCATGACGGACATCTTGGAATCACTGGCGAACTCTGCCAGTTCCAGCCGCCGGTTCCGTTCCGCTACGGCCTCGTTGTATATTTCCTTTATTGTACGGCTCATTGCACTGTATAAATTTTATTGTTGATGATAAACTCCCATGCACTACCTTCGTTCCAACTTTCCTCATGCAGAATGACCCATACCGCCTCCATGCCCGATGTGATACGGTAACGTCCGGTCGTTTCATCCCGCCCGGGTTCCTTATAGGTTCCCGTCGGAGCTGTCGGCAATGTCATGCGGCAATTACGTCTGTTTCCGTAATGCTCCACAATGCTTGTCAGGTATTTGTCTATGACGGCCGGCTTTATCCGCGCTCCGGACAGGTCGAGTTCCATCAGGTTACGGCACCCGGCAAGCGGAACGAGGTTGTCCGTCATTATCCCCGAGAGATCGAACCGGTAAGTTCCGGACAAAATCCCGAAACTGTCCAATGCGGGTGTGCAGTCCCGGAGGATCAGTTCCTCCACGTGCAGCGGACGGAGTAAAACAACGGACGAAGGTTGCAGCCCGCTCCAATCCATATACCGGAATTCCGCATCGGTAAACCAGCGTATCTTGCGGCTCCGGCGCACCCGCCTGTCAAAAGTATGGCGTAGCGTGCATGGCGCATGGCCAAGAATGACGGTCTCCACAGCACTGTCGTCCCCCCAGTCAACTTCCAGCGTCCCCGTTCCTGACACCTTGCACTCTGCGGAGACCAGTGCCGGCGGAAGCAGGAAGGCAGCCGTGAACGGACCGGTGAAATATTTGGGATAGACGTGCCGCTCCCCGTTGGAGGGGACGATGCCGTACATTTCGTTATAGGCGACCACGTCGGCATTGATGACAAAGCCGTCGGTATATGTCAGTTCCTGTCCGGAACGGAGTTCTGTTTCCAGCGAGAGGGCAGGATTGTTGACCAGCAGGTCCACGATTCCCTCGACACTTCCATACAGGTGCAGGGCTACATCATAGATGTTCTGTCCTGCAACGACGTGGTAACTACCCATGGCTGTCCTCCTTCTCCTCGGTTTCCAGGAACAGTTCTCCTGTCACCGAATCTATGTAGGCATTCCTGATGATGATTTTGTCGGAAGTAAATTCAGCCTGCAGTTTGGCGGCGAACCCGTTGTTCTCCATATTGGAATGCAGGAAGTCAATCAGCCCCACACCGGTGGTCGGATGCTGGTATAAGTTTCCGGCGGCGGCTTTCAAAAGAAAAGTTTCGTTCTGCACCTTAGAGGTGCCAATACCAAAATCCGTATCTTCCCCGCTGTAAATGAGCAGGCAGTCCTCTTCGAGCAGCAGGTTATAGATCCCCTCATCGTTCAAGGCATAAAGCGAGGCGGGGGTGACCGTCTCCCTTGTCCCGTTTTCGTTCTCTCTCATGACGGGAAACCAATGCCTGCCGTCAACTGCACCACGTACATATTCGACACCCCCCGAACCGCTTTTCATGGCGATACGCACTTTCAGCAGGCGTATGTCTGCTACATAGGGAATACGGATATGGATACCTCTTGCATCACTGTATGATGCAAGGAAATCTACCGGTACGGCTATCTCCCCGTAACGGCAGGTCGCATTGTCGGTACCCTCCACACTGTCAAACAGGTGGAAGTCGTAGAAGGTTTTTCCGGCAATCTGTCCAGAAGTCTCCACTTCTCCATATTCGGCATCCATTATGATATCTTGTCTGGGCATGTGCTGATACAAAAAATCCCCGGCCATACCAAGAGTACGGCCGGGGCACTCTTTACATAAAGAGTAGCGGCAGATAGAAAAATCGGTTTATGCCTCCTTGGAGATTTCATTGTAAATCGCTTCCACAGTTCCCCACATATCGTCAGGTAACTCTTCGTCCGAGATTTTCTCACACGCGGCCTGCAAGTAGGCCATCTCATCGGAGGAAAACTCCACCGGCAACGGCTGTTCTTTTTCCACATCCCATTCGATACGCTTGTCCTCCGCATTTTCGCGAAGATTGATAACCTTGCGTTCCTCATCGCCAATTGCGATTTTGCGGAGAATCTCTTTTTTAAGGTTGAACTCCTTAAAATTGCCGCGTACCGGCAGGAAAGTCGGCAGATAAAGGCGGTCTTTGACACTCAGTTCCATTATGATTCTTTATTTAGGATTGATTTTTTCACGAATATCCTGTTGCATCCTGTCGAAATCCTGGAATATGGGACCAAGCTCCCTCACCAGCGGAAAGTTGCAGGAAAGGATCCCTTGTTCCATATAGATAATTCCGACAGGTTTTATGTTGCCTTCCTCATCGGCTTCTTTTTCATTGACAGAAACATGTAGATGGTTCAGTTCGTCATTGACAGTAGAATACTCCAGCATATAAAAGGCATTTTCCGTCTTCTCTTCTGCTGTTCTGGTAATAGTGACATTGGTGATGTTCATATAATTTGAATTTTAAATAAGTATAGGGTAAAAGTTTCTGTTCCGGTTATTAACCATTATAATTTAATACCTGATAATGAAAAGACGGGTAGTTGCAACAAAGGAGTGTCAGCGAGTCCCCTCTTTCCATACCGTAATTTGACGTGCCTCCATTCTGATTCCGCACATTCATGATATTGATATGTCCTCCCCAGTTGTAGCTGTAAAACAGGGTAAACATATAGGCAAAATCCGAGGGAAGGCTCGAATATCCGAACATGCTTGCAACCGACGACGCGCTCGGAAGATTGACATTGCAGGTGGAGTTGGCATAGACACAAAAGACATTACTGTCAGAAAAGTCAATGCTATAGCCGGAACCTGTGAAGTAGATCTTTTTCATTTTGAGACCGATGGCGGCTGGTGCGACCAATGGGGCATTGGACCACACCCCATAGTTTCGGCGACCGTTCTTCACATCGATATACAACCCGTAGTTGTTCATATATGAATTTACCTTGTTGTTGACGATGCGCCCCGCCGCACAGGTCCCGCCCGAGGAGGCGGGAAAAGTGTTGGCTCCCAACAGAACGTAGGAAATGGTGTTTCCCACGCGGAACAAATCGTTGTAGATGGCCAGTCCGCCACCGGAGCCACTTCCCGTGGCCGTAGATCCAATGCGTCCCTGACCGATGGAAAAGCCTCCTATCGTGCCGGCGTTGGCATTGATCGTGCCTGTCATCGTTACGTTGCCGCCGGCATCCCATCTGATATTCTGGTTCGCAAGATATCCGGAACCGTCCGCCGCAAACGAAATTTTCCCATATCCGAAAACAGCGGATCCGTCGGTTTTCAAAGCCCAATACTCTTTTCCAGTGGAAGGGTTGTCGTGATAGATATATCCGGAGGCCGCCATTACAATCCTATGCCCAGAACTTGGCGCGGACGCTACAAGCGAGCTGGTGCCCAACGTCCATCCTCCGATCTTGCCGGCTACGGCAGTGATGCCCGTCCTGTCGAGCGTCACTTTGACCGCGTTGCCCGCATCCTTGACTGAAATACTGCCGTTATAGGAGCTGCCTCCTACAACCAGGGCACTGTCCACAACAATCTGGTTTGCCTTCACCGTACCGGTATAAATACCGTTGGCGTCGATGGTCGTGGTATACTTTTCTGTGGAAGTAAGGTCAAAAACCGTGGCATAAGCTACATACCAGACCAATGGAGCGGCAGATGTCCCCTGTGCCCCGTCAATATAGAAAAAATGGGTGCTGGAGAAGTTTGAGGTGCCGCATACGACCTTGTATACATACTCTTTCCAGTCTCCGGTTCCTGCCGTGGAGGTAAGCCAGCGGCTCGAACCTCCTGTACCAATGTTGTTGGAGGCCCAACAGATATTGCGTCCGGCGGGAATTTTGGCAATGATACGGGCAACCAGCACCTTGCGCGAACTGCAGGTCGTTCCGAAATAGAACCCTCCGTTGGCAGGACTGGCGGTTCCATTAGTCTGTATCTTCAGGACATATTTGCTGTCATTGGGCGCCGACGTATCCTGCTGGCGGATGACCGTCACCATGCCGTTGCCGGAATTGTTATAGACACCGGTACTGTTGTTCCCCTTCCAGAAGGTCGGATCCCTGTAGAGCATCTTGCCGAACGCCATGGCAGAGGCAAGTTCCTGGGCGGTCGTGATGCCGGTTGTCCATTGGGCTGACACGGAAGAGGCGAAAGTGACGGTTCCGGAAGCGTTCCATGAAATATTACCACCTGCGATCTGTCCGCTGCCGTCATTGTTCAGTTTCCATTTGCTGCCGTTCGTAATCGAACCGTCGGAGCCCAACGAGATGTTGTTTTTCCAAATATGGTTATGGTCGAACGCCCAGCCGGCAATCCGGTTGTAAACCTCCTTTCCACCGCTTTTTGTATAGTTGGCCGAAAGACAGAAATATTCCAGGTGGTCCCATGACATCATCTGGATACCAATAAATCCGGCCTTGACAGAATTTCCACTAGCTGCCACCTGACCGAAAACAATATGCCCCGCATTGCTGTTCTGATGCCAGGTCAGCGTGATACCCAACGGCTTGTAGGCTCCCGTGTACCAATACCCGCTACCGGCAGATGCGGAGCGGACCTGTAATGGTATTGCACCGGTCGCACCGATACTGCCTGTCGTTATATTGTCGCTGCCGATTGTAAACCCACCGATTTTTCCCTTGGTGAAGGTACAGCTCAAGCCGTTGATATAACCGGTATTTATAATGGAGGACTTTATACTGGCCGCATCCAGTTTGGAGGCGTTGATACTGCCTGCCGCTATACGGTCGGCCGAAAGCGTCCCGGATTTGATACTGGATGCACTGATATCGACAGCGTTGACCTGTGCAGCCGTCAACGTGCCGGTATAGATGCCTGTAGAGCCGATATAGGTCAGCGGATGTGCGGCAAGAGTGCTGTCACTTCCCTGTGCCAGTGCAATAAAACGTTTGCGGCGTATTTCTTCCTCGACCGAAGCTGTCAGCGTGCGGGGAGCCGGTGCATTCGCCTTGGTGGAGCCGCTTTGAAAAATCAAATCCGAGTTGTAAGCGATCTGCGGTGCTGCCGGTATGGGGGACGGACTCATCGCGTTACTGACAATCGGCTGGTCGGAATAGATATGATAGACCGCTCCGGTCGTTCCGCCACCGCGTAAGAACACGGCGAACATACAGTTGTTCCCACATAGGGCCGCACCTGCGAACATGCGGCAATAGGATTCGGAGAGTTCATAAATGTCCCATGAATAGCTGATGCCGCCCCAGCCACCGAAATTGGCCTTCAGCAGCAGTACCAGGCCACCCTTATGCGTGGACGTGTTCCAACTTGCCGGAGCCTGCTCGCTGTAGGCACGACGCACAAGAATGTCCCGTTTGAAATTCTGTTCACCGCCCTTGAGGATGACAGGATAGTATTTGTTCTCTTCCCCGTTGATGACAAGCCTGTAATAATACGGATAGCCGTAATTGGTTGTTTTTGCGGCCTCTATGTCATTTTTCCATAGCAGGGAAACGGCAGGGGAGAACGAGACTTTCCCCGCGGTATCCCATGATATGTTCCCCGAAGCAATCTGCCCGCTTCCGTCATTGTTCAATTTCCATTTCGTACCATTGGTTATTGAACCGTCACTCCCCAGTACAATGTTTCCCTTACGGATGGAGGAGGTATCCACCGTCCAGCCGGCAATATTGTTCTGGGACCCGAAACGTGCGACACATGTGCCTGTGCTGTTCGTGGCATACAACCCGAAATCACTGTCGCTGTTATAATACAATTGTACCCGTTGTCCGGTTGTCGCGCCGGAATTAAGTCCGTAAACCACCACACGCCTGTTTCCGCAGTCAAGCAGGATGTGGTTGCCGCTCAACGCGATTGCGCCGATTGACCAGCCACCGATTTTCCCTTTCGTGACATTCAGCGTCAGGGCCTCGATATTTCCGGCCGTAATGAGAGAAGCCTTCACATTGGCGATGTCCAGTTTGGAGGCGGTGATACTTCCGGCGGCAATACAGTCGGCAGAAATAGTGCCTGCCGTAATCTGTGAGGCGGTGACAGTGCCGGTATAAATACCGGCCGCAGTGATTTTTGTCAGCTTCGGAGAGCCGTTTCCGCCCAAAGCGGTAACGATGGTATTGATCGGATTTGTCCATTGCAAAGAGACGGAAGAGGCAAAGGTGACATTGCCCGAGGCATCCCAGGATATATTGCCTCCCGCAACAGCCCCCGCCCCCGAGGCATCCAGACGCCATTTAAAACCGCGGATGCCGTTTGACCCCAAAGTCATGGAGCCGGAGGCGGCGGTCATCGCCCCGGAAGTGTTGTTCTTCGTTCCCCGGCAGATGCTGTCACCGTCGACGGACCAGCCGCCAATTTTCCCTTTCGTGACATTGAGTGTCAGCGCTTCGATATTCCCGGCAGTAATAAGAGAGGCTTTCAGGGAAACCACATCGATACGTGAGGCGGAGACCGTACCTGAAGTTATCTGTGAGGCGTCAAGCTGCACCGCCTTTACCGTACCCGCTGAAAGTTTACCGGTAAAGACGCCGTCTTTGTCAATAAAGGTTGCACCTATCCAGTTCAGGCTGACACCATTTCCGAACTCCACCTTGCCGGTAGCCGCATTGTATTTGACAACCTGGTCGCCATGACCGAACTGGACATTGCCGCCGTTATCTACAAAAAAGGTCTTGTAACCGTTCTTGAAACCATAGATGCCGTTAACCGTTTCAGAGGTAACGGTACCGGAAGCTGTCCTGACAGAGAGGGGGAACTGCCCGATTGCCACACCGGTTATCGTGCCGTCACTGTTTTTGATCCCTGTAAAAATTTTTGGAGTGATGACCGTGCTGCTGCCGATAAGTGTCTTGTTGGTATTCCACTCCTTGACCCAGTCAAGAATCGCTGTGTCGTTTCCATCCTTGCCGGGTACCCCTGACTTGGCCTTTGACCAGACAAATGACAGGGTGTAGGTGATTCCGGATATAATGACGGGAATAACCACAGTGCCATGATCGGCCAGTGTGGTCGTTCCTGCTGCGACCGTATAAGTTATGGTCTTGTTGCTGTTGTTGACGGATATGGAGGAGAATCCTGCCGGTCTGGTAATGTTGCCGATGGAAAATCCGGTAAAACCGGAATCGCCAAGCGTGACCTTGACAGAGGAGGTGACGGATACGGCAGAAACTATCTTCCCGTCGGCATCCGCAGGGAAGATGTATTCACCGGGTGACTGGCTAAGCGTATAACCGTCCTTTTGTATGTTGATTGTCGCCTGACCGCGGGCGACCAGTATCTTTGCCATATGCTCTTTTAAGAAAAGTATAGGACAAAAAAAGGCGGCAGGTTGCCGCCAAATGGCAAGGCTCCCGTTTTGTCGCACGGATGGGATGAGACCGGTTCACACTGCTTGCCATCCGTAGAAGCCCCGTTCCTTCATTACTATTTCGACACTTCACACATCAGTACGCCCTTGCCTGTCACATCGGCTTTCGATACGGTGATGGATTTGCCCGTATAAGTCTTTATGACGGATGTTCCGGCCGAGTTCCACAGTTTCCATGTGTAGGTATAGGCAGTCCCGTCATCGTCCAGTACCTCACCGTTACGATACAGCACCGCTTTGGCATCGACATCATTCCCGTTATTTTTGATGGTGAACCCTTTCTGGCTGACAAGGTCCACCGTAATGGGGTCGGACATATCCGTGAAAGAAATGATATCGCATACAACCTTGTTGGCCGAGGCGTTGCCGGCCGATGTGTCCGTGTCCTTGATGGCACATTTGAAGGTCTCGAAATTCAGTACGGCATCCGCAGTAATGGTTATTTCGTTCGTAGTCCATCCTGCCGTCACGCCACGCGGATTGGTGGAAGTCAGACAGGACCATCCGGCACCGAGCATGGAGTTGTAATACGGACAGGAAACCGAAGCCCCTGAATTGGCCGCCGCAGTGAGGGCCGATGTCAGCGTTATGACCTTGGTGGAGGTGTTCACCGCCGATATGGTGTACTGCACGGAATTTATTGTAATCTTTCCGCCGGCTTCCATGTTATTGGTGGAGGCCACCGTGACGGTGGTCGCACCGGCAGTAGCGGCGGCAGCCAGTGTGGTATTGGCAAAAACGGAGGAATCCTTGATTCCCCAGGCATAGGTGACATTGGTGGTATCGATGGTGGCACCACGCCACAGGTCGCAATGCGCCTTGAGTGTGGGTACCTCGTCATTTTTGAAGACAACACCGTCGGGAGCATATGCCACGGCGGCTATCATCGCCCCGGCATTCAGATGCTGGGTAAACTGTATCTCGGAACGGAAAGGCACCTCCAGCCCGTTGGCGTCGATATAAACCGCCTCAAAGGCATACCGTACCTGCGGCGTGGAAACGGTCATATGGTTGGCCTTGATGGTCAGGGCATACTTGGCGGACGCCGCACCGACAGTACAGCTGTCCTGGCCCGAAGTTATGGCCGAACCGTTCTTATACCACTTGGCGGAGCCGCTTTTAACGCCGGCTGTCAGCGTAGCCGCATTACCGACTGATGAAATCTGGTCGGTGGAGGCCTTGCCGCTGACAAACAGCGAAGGAGTGAGCACCAAAAACGGCGATGCCGCCCATGAAGGTGCATAAACGCCCGTATCCTTGTTGAATACCTGGGTGAGCGGTTGCGAAGAACCGATGAACGCCTGTAAGGAGACAGCATCATTCTGGTCAATGATGGTTACCTGTCCGCGTGCTACTTTTATTGCCATATGCTTATTGTTCTGTTGTTGATATGTCCACTTCACAGTCAAAAACGGCCTTATGCCATACATCCCTGCCGGTTATCTCAATCTCCCTGCCATAATGCGGCAGGTCATTCCATATCCTGTCGCCATCGGTATCCCTGCTTGTCCGCAGCCAGTGGAAATTACCATCGGGAATGAGTGCGGTAATATCTTCACCGCCCCTGTACACTCTGGCCCGCAGAACCGTGGAAACAATGCCGTTACGGAATATCGTGCCATTTTTCGACTCCACATGAACAGTATAGGATGGCGCACCGTCATAAAGTTTGAAGAAAGTATGGGTGGCTCCAATATTTTCATTCCGGAATACAGCGGTGTAACGGAGGGTTAATACGTCACGCCCTTCCCAGCCGTGAAACGCCGGTGTCATTTCAAACACGGCGGCATTGCAGCCTGTTTTTTTCCATATTCCGTCCGATGCAAGATATTCCCATAAGCGGCTTTCCGGATTAAAGTTATATTCGGTGGGGACAAGAGGGATGCTTTCCGGCTCACATATGCCGGAGAACTCATCCGTGAAATGGAAGGCCGTACCGCCCGTCAGGGATACGGAACGGGGCTTGAGCTGTTCCTGTGCCTCCTCGTCAAAATCTTCCCAGCGGATGGTCACGTCCCGCAGTTCGATGGTGTCCTTGCTCCATTTGAAGCGCCCTGACGCGAAATGCCCCGTACCGTCGGGATTAATGACGAAAGAACCGTCACGCGAGGTTATCGAACCGTCCTCACCCAACCTGAGCAGCGGATTCTGGATCGTTCCGCCAATACCTCCTTTCGAGAACCATGCCCCGTAATCTTCCGTGTAAGACAACACGCCATCCGTCGCCTGGTAAGGTGTCGCCGTCTTGCCCGGCTCCAATTGCGGGGCGGACAGAAGGACCGGTACCGGGGTTGCGATACCCAGTGTCATTTCAGGAGCCCCGGATTCCCGGACTGGAAAGGATACCTTATGACGTGTCCATCCCCTGCCGGCATCCACAGCCTGTTCGCCGACAAGATGCTCGTCCTGATAAAAACGGACAACCGTTGTTTCTTCCGCCTTTATCCAGATGGAAAAACAATAATAGTTGCCGGCACGGGCTTTGCGCCAACCGGCATCCTGTAATGTAAGACGGCTGTCTGAAATGACACGTACACTCTTTCCGATACCGGCGGGAGTGGCAGTACTGACAACCATAGATCCGCTGAAAGCACAGGAAAGGCTGTCCGGAATGACATTTTTGTGAATTTTGCCCACATAGAAAGTTGAGGAAAAACCGTTTTCATCTCCGGCGGTCAATGTTCCGGCGATGTTGACATTCCGTGTTGCGTAGAGATTCTGGAAATAGGCCCCGTAACCGTCCAGTATGCCGAATACCGGATCGATGATGCCGCAGACCTTTCCCACACGGGCTTTGGCCGCATCGCCGAAGGCGGACACGGAAGAAAGCCGCAGGATATTCAGGTCCGCCAATTCACACCAGTCACCCTCTGCGGTCAGGCTTTCCGTCAGATCGAGAAACAGGCTCCGGCTATATTGCGCAGGATAGTCCACAGTGATAACCCACAATTTGTACTCCCATTCCTGCCCGGCGGACAATATATCCTCGGCATCTGATTTCTCCCGGTTGGTATAGCCGAATGAGAGGGGGACGGAGGACAAATCCCTGAAAGCCCTGATTTTGAAGGATACCAGCAGGCGTTCCGGATGCCCGACCGACTCCTCCAGAGTCTGCATCAGTCCGAAAAGGGATTCTCCCGCCGGTTCCGCATTGCGGACTATCCGGACAATGCGTGTCGCCTCCGCATCGTTTTCCCTGTATCCGGATTGAAGTACATGGCCACATACGGCATACTTGGATTTGTCAGGCACCCCCGCCACCCCTCCGTTCATGACCGGATAGCAAAGGGAACGCTCCGTTGCCATGCCGTCGATGACATCCATATAGGGGGCTTCGCTGTCCGAAGCCGTCAGGTACAGTGCCCCGCTACGCGTCGTATCGAACAGGTTGGTACTCCGTACGAAGTCCAGAAGCTCCCCGCTCTGCGGTTCATCGCCGTCCAGCAAAGCCCCGATAAAATAAGGCGCCTCCTTGTCGCCGACAAGCTCCGTTCCGGTTTCCGTCACGCACATCAGGGAATAGACCACCCGTTCCCGCCCGGCATATTGTCTGCGGACGATATCCCCGACATGCAGCCCCTGTGTTTTCTGCGAGTCGGGGTCGATACGGACCTTGTATTTTGAATAACGGAATACGGACATGGGCTATGATATTTTTTCAACGGAATCTCCCGAGCAGCTGTCGCTGATCCAGAAAGAGCCGTTGGTCGCGGAAACCTTCTTTACCTCGAATTCGTAGGCGCGTAACTTGCGCCGGGCGACAACCTCGTCGAATGTGGCGATGACATTTCCCGTGGTACGGTTCTTCCGGATGGCCCAGCCGCTTCCGGCAAAGCCCGAAGAAAAGAATTCCGAAGAGACGGAGCCGAGAAAACAGCTGTCACCGTAATGCCTGATACCGCCGGAAACAGCCTGTAACCTCAACGACTCTGTCAAGTATAGGATTTTGTCTGCCAACCGGGTTGGCGACGCGCAGATTCCGACATGACCGGCAGCCTCCACCGGAACCCCGGAGGAGATGAAATCGGCATCGGTTTGGATATGGAAAGACTCACTGTAACGGTTTTGAGGGGCATGGGCACTTATGGACGGACGGTGTCCCAATACTGTGGTATGGGGGACGGTTGTCCGCACGCCTTCCTTTTCGTATACAACCATGGAGGTCAGTGAAAGGGTTTCCTTATCTCCGGTAATCAAAAATCCGCCAGCCATACCCATACGCAGCCGCTTGTGAATAATTATGCCTTCATCCGAGTTGTCCACCCGGTACGAAGACAGCAGATCGGCACCATAGTTGTGACGGACAGTGAGCGAACCCGGAAAGCAGGCCCTGCCGTAGGACGAGAGCATCAGACAGTCACCGTCCACATCCGAAATGCCGGACAGCAGGCGTATTCTGGTGGTATGCCCGCTACCCAGCAACAGATCGCTTCCGATACCGCCCAGTTGTATCTTGTCATTATCAGTCCTCTGGAGTACGGGCATACCACCAATACGAAGCCCGTAACCGTCCAGAAATGAAAGAAAGCCTCCGAGGGCGACTTCCTCACCGGAAAATGAAAGCAGGCACTTTCCCTTGTCACCCAGCCTTGCCCCATACAAGGCATCCAGACCACCGCTCAGAGCCGTATTCCCGCAGACCACCAGATGACGCTGCACCGTTCCGTCCCGCATGGTCCAGTCCACTGCCGCCAGATTGGCGTTGCCCCGGTGGTATACGTCATGCCCCCCCACAGTCAGCCGTGACGGAGAAATGAACACTCCCGTTTCCCTGTTCCCGATAATCCATTCTCCGCCCGAGTGTATGGAGGCATCCTGAAAATCAATGCGGGAGGCATTGAGCGTCGCCGTGTTCCTGTCCGTATCGTAACCCAATAATTGTTGTCCGCCTATATGGAGGCTGCTGCCGCCTATTTTCAGACTGCCGGTAATTTTGACACCGTATTCAACGGCAGTCACCGCCCCGTCCGCATCGGTAATGTCCTGCGAACAGATCTCTAGAATACGGTTATTGGCGACACCCGCCTCGAAACCGTAATTCGCACGGAGTGCCCCGGTCATGTCACCGCCCGACTTCTTGAGGTATTCCAGCAACAACCCTCCATCACCCGGGGCACCTTCACCGGCAACCGCCCCCGCAATGGCCGAAGCAAACCCGTAGGCCGTATTTTTTAACCTTATGCTGGTCTCGTCCCCTTCCTCGACACCGTAAGGATGGTCATCATCCTTTTTCTGCTGGGCATTGAAAAAGTTATGGTAGAGCTGCGAATAGATGGAATAACACAGGCTCTCCTTATCAAGGCTGTCTATGTCCGGATGCAGTTGTACGTTCATTTGGTATAGCTGGTTTTGGAGAGGAACCTTTGAATGCGCGAGGTCAAAGAAATGAAATTAGGGAAATTGACAGGTGACATTGTACCCATCAAGGTGGGGGTCATCACCTTGCTGCACTCGGTCAGGAAATCGAGCATAAGCCCGGCAAGTTCATTGCCTAATACCAACGGTTCGGTGGCATTCTCGTCACCGAGCGCCACTTTGTTGTCGGCAACCGATACGGTCGTGGAGTTCACCTTTTGAATTATCTTGTCTGTTGTCTGCCTGACCTCCGACTTGTCTACAACGTGGGTAATGCTCTCCGCCTCAATCCCCGTAGAGGCTTCCTTACCCTTTTTGTTCCTGACAGTGGCGGTAACGGTTGCCGGCGTATAATGTGTGAAAGCCATATTTCCCGTAGTCTCCAGCTCGTCGTAGTCCGGAGCAGAGTCACTCTCCGGATCCAGTTCCTCCATTTCCGTTACACCGACAACGGTTTCCTTACGGGCATTCAGCCGCAGGATATCCACATGTGAGAAGTTCACCACATAGGCGTACCGGGTGGCGGCATCCATAAAAATCGTTACGTCGGAAAAAAGTGCAGGCACAATCAAAAAACCGCCCTCGCTGCTTGTTGCCGCTGAAAGCAATACGCCTTTGTGGATGACGGGTTCCGCAGAGGCTGTCTCGTCCGGGTACTCGCCGACATCAACGGTACCGCCATACTCGGAAAATTCCTCGTCCGACGGGTCATCATGTATTTTGGCGACATATCCATGTATCATACGGGCCGTGCCAATGCCCGACATACCTCCCGGAGCCAGACTGATACGTTCCATGCTACGGCCGAGAGCTATTTTACGGATAGCCTCACGAATAAGCAACTGATTCGACTTATCTGAAGACATTGATCTTTTTATAGAAGAATAGGTAGTTGGAATATATTCAGGTTTTCATTTTTCCTCCTCGAAAATAAAACATAAAAATAGAATTTTCTATCTTTGCGAAAAACACTTAATTATGTAATTATGGCAGGTTTCCAATCACCAATAACAATAGCGCAGGCAATAGAACGTATTCACCGGAATGAATACCTGTTGCCGGCTTTTCAGAGAGATTTTGTATGGTCGGCAGAACAGATAGAAAAGTTGTTCGATTCTCTGATGAAAGGCTACCCGATCAGTTCCATGCTGTTTTGGAAGGTAAAAGGAGGAACAAAGACTGATTTCCGGTTTTATAAGTTTCTATCAGCTTTCATACAGTATCATCGGATATGCAACGATCCGATTCCTACAGACAATATCAACGATTTTTATGCGGTATTGGACGGACAACAGAGATTGACGTCATTGTATATCGGTCTGTGCGGCAGTTATGCGTACAAGGATTATAGGAAACGTTGGGATTATTCTGAATATAATTTCCCTACCCGGCATCTATATTTCAATATATCCCGTAAATACACACAGGAGGAAAGCGACAGGGAGTTTATCTTTTCCTTTGTTGACAAGAATATCTCCAAGGAAAATGATTTATTTATTGACAAGTCTAATGAAAAATGGTTCCGTGTAGGTAAGATTCTGGCTTTGCACCAGGATTACAATTATGGCATCGATGAATTTGCCGAGGACAATAACATAGACAAGGAATCCAAAAGACTGCTGAGACTGTTGGACAATGTCATCCACACCAAGCTCAATATAAATTTTTACGAGGAGGATGAACAGAAACCGGACAAAGCCGTGAATATTTTTATCCGGATCAATTCCGGGGGAACCGCATTAAGTTTTTCTGATATCCTGATGTCCATTGCCATTGCCAATTGCAAACAGATGGACGCGAAGACAGAAATCAAGAATCTGGTCGAGCATGTACGTTCAAAAGGATTTAATATATCTCACGATTTCATATTAAAATCGTTCCTGTACCTGTATCATAAAGATGTGCGTTCCCTTATAACAAGTTTCAATCTGGGCTTTATTGAACTGGTGGAAAATAATTGGACGAGGATCAGGGATGCCATTTCAAACCTGTTCAACTTGCTGAGATCTTTCGGACTGACGGATTTCACAATGACCTCATATAATGCCGCCATGCCCATACTATATTATCTTTATCACAAGGGCATATATCAGGATTTTTACAAAAAGATAGGAAATAGGGAGGATTGTGAAATCATAAAAAAATGGTTGTTCTCAATTCTGCTCCGCAGGGCATTCGGAGCAAGCGCGGATTCCGTGCTTGCACAGTCAAGAAGGGCATACACAACAGACATCACCGGCAGCTATATAAAAGAAACCGTAACCTTGTTCCCGGCAACGGAAATAAACTCGGAAATCAGGAAACTGTCGGATGTAGGTGACGATTTTATAGAAGACCTGCTTTACAGCCAGAAAGATTCACGATACAGTTTTCCAATATTGGCCATGCTGTATCCGGATCTTGATTACAGAAACAATAACTTCCATCAGGACCACCTGCACCCAGCCTCTGCATACAATGATCTGGAAGAGAAAGACAAGGAAAAATACGGCTGGCAGGTCTACAATTCCATCCTGAACCTGCAGATGCTCGATGCCAATGAGAACGAGTCTAAAAACGCCAAACCATTGGAGAAGTGGGTCAGTGAACAGACCCGGAACAAGGATATGCGGAAATTCATGGAGGACCATCTTATCCCGGATACGGATCTTTCATTGTCCAATTTTTCTGATTTTATAGAAAAACGAAAGGCTATGCTGGTTCAGAGAATCAGAAAGATGATTAACTGATTGATATCAAAGGTATTTGCGGATATTGTTCTTCTTGCCGGAAACACTCCGGTTACGAAAATATTTTTTAAGGCAGAAATTTGTTGGAGGCAATGAATTTTGATTATGAATGAAAATAATGATGCTCCTTGGAGCGGAACGGAATGCGGTTTTACCCTTCCAGGAAATTTCCTGGAAGGGAAGGATGTACATTGGTGAACAATAGTGTTATTTGCGAATCCTGTACGGAATACTCAGCTGCTGCCTGTACCCTCCAATCCCGAACGTAGTCGTGACCTCCTCCACGAGATACATGCCGTTCTTGGACGGGTTACGGAAATCGATCAGTTCCACCTGTACGGCAGGGGACAGCCCGAAATCCCCGAATATGGTCACATTGCCGGTGATTCCATTCAGGTTGTAATTCCGGAAGTATTCAGTTGTCTCTTCCACAAGCCGGTCTGAATTGATGCCTACGTGCGGTGACATATACGGTACGATAGTATAAGTGGACAAATCCACCTTTGTTTTGGTTTTTGCCCCCGAAGCCGTCGTGTTTCCGGTCACCTTATGTGTCTTTTTTGAAATTTGGGTGGCATTTACCGTTTGGAACTCCTTGCTGCCCGGTACTGCCGGATCATATTCCGGATTCATGCGTACCGTTACCTCAAAGAACTTCTCGTCCGTTCCAAGCGCCTTGCCCGTCACCGCCAGAAACTTCGGGTCGGTCTTGACCACTTTCAGGTTGCTCTGCGCCACATGTTCGTTAAAATATATCTTGAACGGCCCGGCCGGGTCGTCTTCCGGAAATACCGGCTGCGCCTTGCTGGACGAATAAGGACGTCCGACAGCAATGGAAGGCATGACGCTTTCGTCCTCAGCGTCGTATTTCAAAAAACAATAAATCTTATATTTCGACCATTCGGAAAGAATGTCCGCTACCGTAAAGTTATCCGTCACCTTGATCTTGCCGATATGGATATCAAACCGTTTTGTATCGGAATGTATCTTGAAACCGGTATCTTTTAAGATATTGTATTTCCCATCCAGCACATCATTCACAGTTGTCCCCTTTGCCGGAGTTTCGAAATGGGGCGCCTGTTTCAATTTAAGTTTGTAGGCCATATTCTCACATTGTATTTCCAATGTACTGTCCGAGTTGTAGCCGGTAATATAACCGTCAAACATATTTTTCAATACACCGTTATACCCCAGCTTGATATTGATGCGTTGCCCTACTTTAAAAGTCGTCTCATCAACTAGGCGTTGTGTGCTGCGCTTTTCAATAATCACACCATCCTGCATGACCTCTGTTGTTATCCGGGACACGTCTTTCCCTTCCAGTGTCATATTGCCGATAATCGTTGAACGGCATACGGTACCTTTCGGGAACGTGACTTTGGCCGTCCCGATCAGCTTCTTGTAGCTCTCGTTAATCTCAAGCGTATGAACCTCCGTTATCTCCACTCCGCTGCGAATCTTCATCGGATTGGATGGATCGGCATCTCCAATGGTAATACGACAGCAGAGAACATCCATTGCGGCTACACCCATAGGCGTGTCAGTTTAAGCAATGAGGCGGGATCGATGATCTCCGTACCGAATTTGACATATTTGATCCATTTGTTTGTGTGCTTGATAGCCGTATCGGCCTTTTCCTGCCCGGCCAGTTTGAGCTCCACCGCTTCGGACGGCTCAACGGCGACACAATTGAGTGAATATGGCTGCACGTTCCTGCTGTCTGTCGGATGAAGTGTATACCCCTGTATAATCAGCTGTGAGATATTGAACTGGCGCAATACCGTATTGTCACAATCGACAACCCCCTTGTATTGTACCAGTTTAATAAATTTGGAAACTTCCGCTTCCGGATACACATCCGGATATTTGGATGTGATTTTACCGTTGATGGTGATTTCAAGATCACCGCCGGATATATATTCCTTACGGGTATAATCACGCCCCTGCACTTGTGTCAACAGGATATTGTTCCGGCTGCCGATTTGTATCTGTGGTCCCAGGTCCACGAATGTAACCAAGCCGTATTGGCTGTTGGGCAGCACCTTGCACTCACTGTTGTCGTAATATTTGCCCTCTTTGGATATGGAGAGTTCCAGAAAATCCGCTACCGTCCGTCCGACAATGGAATCGGTATGGCTTTTCTTCTGTGCCACGGCCTGCTGCTCGCTGATAAGACGGTAGTACTGTCCGGTTTTGTTGGCCAGGCTGGATTGTGATTGTGTCTGAAGGTATTTATCCCGTACCTGTTGTTCCCAATATTTAAGGTATCTGGGATATGAACGCAACAATCCATAGGCTGTTTGTGAGGTTATTTGTACCGCTGCCCGTTTGAGCAGGTCATGATGTTTGGAGAAATAATGCACCTGCCCGTCCTGCAATTCGGCGAGCCCCATGCCCATGGCAAGACGGGCTGAGTTGCTGATATAGCTGCCAATCGAACCGTTTCCAAGTATCCCCCCGCTTAACAAGGTCGAGGATGCAATTTGTATCAGTCTTCCCATTTTTTATAGTTTTTTATGCGTTCCATGATGCGTCAAAGTCGTGGACAACATCAATAAGCGCCTGTGCCAGTTGTTCCTTCAGGTTCTGTATCTCTTCCGTCTGTCCCTCCTTTGATTTCATCAGGTCGATAGTCCTTACACTCAGCAGGCTGTCGATGTTTACGATAACTTGTTTGGGGGCTGCGGATGACAGTTTGCCCGTGCCCGAGTAGTTTCCGCCGGCACCTCCGTCATCCAGGTGTGAATTGGTGATCGGATTCGTGTCGAACGGACGGGTATCGTTGGAGTCCGGTTCGTTGCTGTACTGTCCGGGCGTAAATCCTGCTGTACGAAGGATATTCTCGGCCGCCTCCGCTGACCCGCCAAACGTTTGCCGGAGTGATGAAAAGAATTTGACAAGGACATTGTGTGCCAGTTTACGGTTGGCAATATTGTCTATACGCTGCTCGTCCGTGGCATCCTGTCCCAATGCCCGCTGTTTCCACCGGCCTTTCTCATCCTGTTTGAACCCCCAGCTCCTGAGTCTGTTAAAATCGAAACCGCCCTTACGCATAAACTCCTGCGCGTCTGCGGCGCTCGAGATGGCGTTACGGTAGGCTGTTGCGGCCCGTATAATCTCCGGTACGGTCTGCGTGTTCATGTACCGGGCGTAATCGTATGTCCGGGCGGCCATCGCTTCCGGCTTGTCACCAATGTCTTCCACATAGACGATTTTACCGTCCCTTACGTTCCATAGTGACTTGTCCAGATCCTTGTCCTGCTGGCCGAAACGTTCCTGTACCGTTTTAAGGAAGGCATCGACGTCCAGTGCCGTACCCATCTTGCCGAATTCGGCATAGGCAGCGTCAATACGTGTCTGGCTGTCCCGCTTGGCGAGGGTCACAAGCGCCTCCCTTATGTCGTCCTGACGTGCCTTGTCCATATTGTATATATGCTCGCGCGACACCATGCCTTCTGAGGAGGCAATGGCAAACTCTCCCAGAAATCCCGTCCACCAGTTGGATGTGAACCCACCGATCTTACGCCCCGAAGCCTCTTCAATGCTCTTCCCCGCCACAACTTCATCCACGGCACGTTTTGTTTTGAGCGCCATATTGTAGGTCTCACTCAAAGAGGAATGGAGGGCCTCTATAGACGGATAGCGGTACTTGCGGTTCGAGGTGATTTCTTCCAGTACGGCATCCTTCGCCTCCTTTATCTTCCAGGTTTTATATGCCACCCAGCCCAGAGCACCGACCAATGCGGCGATTCCCGCCGTGGCAGCCACCGCTCCCGTGCCCATGGCACTCAGGGAGGCGGCTGCGCCTGTCAGGCTGCCACCCGTGGCCACCTGTGTTGCGAACAGCGACTGCAGCACACCCTTCGCCCCGACAACACCGCCTCCGGACATCAGGGCACGTGTCATAGCTCCCCGTCCTGCCACGCCTGCGGACTGCATGGCCGAGACAATGGCCCTCTTTTGCCTGAAAGATATCTTGCCGGTATCTCCCATATCCAACAATCCCTGTACGGATCCGACGGTCGCCGTCGCCGCCGATTGTCTGCCGATAAAGCCCATGGCGATACCGATATTTGTCAGGGCACCGGCCACCTTGAACAGCCGGACAGCCACCGCTCCCGTAAAAACAAGCGGCTCTATCCAATGGAAATTGCGTGCCACCCAGACCCCGATATTACCTATGACGGTAAAGATGTCCAACAGGGCGTTTCCGACAGAAAGCAATCCGCGGGTAAAATCCGGAGCCTTGAATTTATCCAGAAAGGAACGCAGAACGGTACGTACCGAAGGTTCCAGCACCTCGAACGCATGCATGAACCCCTCGCTCAGCTGGGAGGTAGCCTGTGCCCACAATCCCTTAGTGGTGTCCTGCTTTACAAGTGCCAGTTCCGCCGAAATTCCCTGGGAACCTCTATTATGGGAACTGAGTGTACGCAGCCGGTCGTAATTACGGACAAGCATCATAGCCGCATTCCCCCCGATTTTTCCAAAAATAGCCTGCATGTCCGCCATTGAGGCACCTTTCCTGTTCAGTTCTTCGAAGATGTCCGCTATGGGGCGCAGCTTCTCTACCCGCACACCCTCCACATCACGTTTTTCAGTGAATTTGACGCCCAGGCGGTCCAAAACTTCCCGGCCTTCTCTTGTGGGTCTGGCAAACCGGGTGGACATGGCCCGCAGCGAGGTACCCGCCAGTGTTCCTTTCAACCCCATGTTGCCCAGCAGACCTATGGCGGCACTGGCTTCCGTGAACTCCACACCGGCCATACGCAGATAACCGGCGGCCATTTTATAGGATTCCGCTATTTCGACGATATTGACATTCGATCGGGAGATGGTCGACGCAATAATGTCCGCCACACTATCCATACTGTCGTTATGGATATCATAGCCAGCCATGATGTTCGTGGCCAGGTCGGCAATATAGGACACGTCATTGTCCCCGATGAGCGCCAGGTTCGTGACCGGCCGGATGGATTTGTGGATTGTCTCGATATCCATGCCGGCCATGGAAAGGAACTTGACGGCGCCGGCTATCTCCACAGCAGTATATTTCGTATCGATTCCTATCTTGCGGACATGGCGGGCCATGTTGTCGAAGCGGGTCTCAAAAGATCCCAGATCCATGTCGGCCACGCGCAGGATGGATCTGGCCGACTTCATGATATTGGCATATTCGACAGCGTCGGACAGCTCCGAACGTACCAGGCTGTAGCCCATGTAGGCATTCAGCATGGAAGCGAAAGGCAGATTCCTCAGCGAGGGTGCCTTCGAGTATTGGATACGGTTGATGGCCGCACGTCGCTTGCTACGGTAAAGTGTCCCGGCAGCGGTATGTTCCCGCTGCATCAGCCGTACAGACTGCATCGCGTTACGCTGTTCCTGTTTTCTTGCCGCCTGTTCCGCTTTGCGCTGTTCTGTTTCGGCCTTCCGGCGTGCCCGTTCTGTCTGCCGGCGTAACTTCTCCGCTTCGCGGGCGGCATCCTTACGTTCCCGTTCCCTGGTACGGGCTTCGTCGGTACGCCGCTTCTCCTCCGCGGAGGTCCGGGCCGATTCCTCCTTGCGACGTTGGTCGGCAGCAAAAACATCCTCGGCATGTGCAAGTTTCTGGCGATGCAGCTGTTGCCGGGCATAAAGACGTTCCATCAGTTTCTGCTGTGCCTTTTCCGGCATGACGAATGTTCCCGGGGCATAAGGAACGGGAACGGAAGGAAACAAGCTCCCCATGGACATTCCACCCTGCATGTCCAGGTCCAGGCGTGATTCCCCCTTGATACGCTCCAGCAGGGAAAGCACACGTTGCAGCCGGTTTTCCGCCGTATCGGTCCTGATTTGCAGCTCCCTGCCGCGCTCCACGGAAATCATGGCGGAATTGATTCTGCCGATGGCCTTGGTTATGCGCTTCTGAGCGTCGACCATCGTACCTACTGAAGAGGCCGCATTTTTCTCAATTTCGGCCTTGCGAATCTCCGCAGCTTTCTTCTCGTAAAGATTTTTAGCGGCAGTTTTGATTTTCCTGCTGTCAAGCACCTGTCCCGCATTAATGGTCAGGCTGATGCCTTTGGAAAGGGCCGCAATGTCCGTAAGCAGGTTCTTGACACGTTCCAGCTTCTCCTCACTGCTCCTCGTGTCAATGGTCAACCGATAGTCAAAACTACGCTTCTTCCCATTTTTGGTACGGAAGACACGGTCAACTTCGTCCATCATTGTCTTGATGTTGTTTACCGCAGGGGACAGCGAGGCTTTCGCCTGCACCAGCTTGCCCACAGCCTCACCGAAGGCTATGACTTGTCTGGTGCCTTGCGAGGCGTCGACGTTGATGGTATAATTGACCTGATAGTTTTGTTCCTGAGCCATGATTGAAGGGAATGTCGCATTAAAAGAGTAGTGTCACCGGAAAGGGCGGGGTTAAAGCGAAGCCGCCGTAACCCCGGAGGATTACAGCGGCCGTTCAGGGTATCCTCTCCGGCATGGAAACCGGCAACGGCATACGGCTGGCAAGCATCTGTTCGTGCAGCCACAGCGCCTCTTCGGAGAGCATGGCAAACTCCTCGTCAGAGATCGTGTCAAGGTTGACGCCGGGGAAGTAGTGGCGGATATAGACAGTCCGCTGGCGGATACGCTGATCGTCCGTCACCACCCACCGGCCTATAAGTTTACCAGGAGACTCTGCCGCGTGGTGATAAGCTCAGAAAGTTGTCCCATAAGTCCGAAAAGGAAGAGGGACTCGTCATCCACAAGTTCCTTGTCACCATCCACAAAACAGTCCCGGGCAAGTGTGCGCATGGCCATGACCTCGTCTTTTTTTGATGCGGCCATGAATTTGCTAAATTGTGGAAAGTTTGGTTCGGACATATAAGCCACATAAGTCTCTTTCTCGCCGTTGGACGTGTCTCCGAAGACCACCATCGGATAAATTTTACGGAGCTTCTTCTCTTCTTTCAATTTGAGAGCTTTTTCCTTGATTTTAGTTTCCTGTTCCAGTGAAAGCATTTTTTCGTCCATGTCGAATATTGTTTTGATTCATCGAAAGAGTAGGGCAAAGAACGGTGAAAAGATTATATGGGCATACATTTTATCCGGTATGGATAGGGTTTTATTATCCATAATATTGTGATGCAACTACCGGCTGATCGTAACACTGCATGTCCTGTCAAGAGTCCGTTTGAACCAGATCCCCAGAAAATAAAAAACAGATAATGTGTTATATTTATTTGTAAAACAAGAAATAATCACTGCATTTGCACATTTTCAAACATGAATGGTTATGTGCAAATCAAATGATTATATACATAAAAACAAGCCAATAGCCAATATATCAACAATACACAGGGTGCTGCCGTTTTTGGCGCCCCACATCGAAAAGGAACGGACGAAGGGAAACAGCAGCGTGAGCATTACAGGTTCAAGGAGCTGGCTGCTTCGTAATTCTCATATCAGGTGAAACTTTTTTCCAGAAATCTCGGACTTGCCAACCTTGTCCTCCATTCTGACGGATGATGATTATTACAATTACCCACAGCAGACAGGAATACGGGTGCATATGCGAATATTGAAATTGTTATCTATCTGAAATACAGTGTTTTTCTGGGAATGATCGGACGAACGAACAAGGGATGACAAGTGGACAGCAGGCATATTGCCAAATATAGGAAAGATATCTTCAGACCGGTCGCAATGCTTGCCCCGACAGACACTTATTGGTGCCCGATACTCTCAAAAAAGATGTTGACGATTTCTGTGAGGTTGTCAAAGAGGAATTGTCTAATGTTGATTTCTTCAAATCGGCAGGAGTTAGAGGGGGTACAGAAGAACAATCATTGAAGCAACTCGAGAGTACTTTTATGTGATTACCCGTAATGGTAGTTTATTTAAATATTACGATAATTCTAGTTATTATTACGATTTGTGTTTTATATATTACGATTTGTGTTAATTGTGGGTTAAATATTTAAGTTTACGCTAATAATAGAAAAAGTCACATTATATTTGTATCGAAATAAACGATAAGCAGTAAGATGTCAACAGATATATTAAGAATTATTGAAGGCGGATTGGCGAATGACAAACGAAAAATCATCAATTACGCAATACGTTTGGCTGAGAGGCTGAAAGCCGATGGAGATGTTCAGCTATCTAAGTGTATAGTTGAACAGATAGAATCGTCCACGCATAAGAATGTTGCTACAGCTGATGCTATGCGCATGGTTCCACTGGACATGGACAGTAAATTACAAATAGTGGAAATTGTTCCGGAGCACTCGAACAGGGCTGATATCGTATTGTCAAATATGGTACAGAAGCAGGTGGAAGAATTCATTAAACTGATAAAGAATGATACAGAATTGGAACTGGCGGGCTTGAATATCAGGAAATCATTGCTGCTTTATGGCGCACCGGGATGTGGAAAGACTTCCATTGCCCATTACATCAGTGAGGAAACAGGACTCCCATTGGTGGTAGCCCGCCTTGATGCCATTGTGTCTTCATTATTGGGCAGCACAGCGAAGAATTTAAGCAGGATATTCTCTTATGTCAACAGTATGCCGTGCATTCTTTTGCTTGATGAATTCGACGCTCTGGCTAAAGCTCGTGATGACAACCATGAATTGGGAGAACTTAAGCGTGTGATAAACAGTCTTCTTCAGAATATTGATTCAATGTCACCATCCACTGTGCTGATAGCGGCTACCAATCATCCAGACCTGCTTGACAAGGCCGTATGGAGGCGTTTCTACACAAGGCTTGAGGTGGGCCTGCCTGATGAAGACAGTAGAAAGCAGATTGTCAGAAACACATTGAAGGGCTTCAAAAGCGTGATTCTTGAAGACGAAAACCGAATGAAGATTATATCTGAACTCATGGCCGATCTGTCCCCTTCGGACATTTGTACGATTTTAACCAAACTAAAAGTCAAGAGCATTATTGATGGCAGCAAGGAAATCAACTATGAACAGATTCTGGCATCTATTTACGAATTTGGAGGTAAAGATGAACCTATGGATAATTTTATAGTGTACCTCAATACCTATGGGGTTACACAGAATACCATCTCAAAAATGTTGAATATCAGCATACGTCAGGTACGTAATGCATTGTCGGACAAAAAATAATATAAAGAGGATGTCAAAAACATTACCTATTCAGCAAGTACATTTCCGTGGGGAACGAGACCAGTTTCTAACGGAAGGCGGCGGGGGCTCCAAGCTGCCTAAATGGGTCAACGAGGAAAATATAAGAGCCAATATTCTTCGGGTCAATGCACACATAGCCGAACTGGAACATGCCTTTGAAAAACGGGATGAAACATCTTTGCCAATCCTGACTATAGTTGATATCAACAAGGAAGCTACAGCGAAATCGCATAGGTTCGCCATACATTCCATGGTGGATGTGAACAAAAAGCGTAATGTCTTGGGTACGACTGACATTGGTAAACTGCTTGTTAAAATAGATACAAGAACCGATTTAAAGGCGATTGCTGAGAAATTTAATCCGGAAAACAAGAATCTCAGCAAGAATCTGCAAAAAGGATTGGCCGCCGTTGCGGACATCACTAAATATGTCCCTATAACCGACGCTTCCATTGAATCTGCAGAAGTCTTGAAAGTTCAGTTAGTCGATTATTTAAATTCGGAGATGAATCTACGCTCCAAGAGGTTATTGCTTAATTTCTGCAATAAGAACAATGTCGAAGTCGAGGAATTAAACTATGCGAGTGAACTGCGATTATTCAAGTTGAAAAATATCTCCAGGGAGAATGCCGGTGAACTTGTTGGAATGGATGGCGTGCTGTCTGTCAGAAAAATGCCGACTATCGAATTTCAGGCGGCTCCGGACCCGGAAGATAGTGAAATAGAGATAATGCTCCCTAAGGATGGACAGGATTATCCCATAGTAGGTTTGCTTGATTCCGGTGTGACAGACATAGAATATATGCGTCCGTGGCTGTTGAACGAAGAAAATGTAGCTGATCTACTGCCTGATGAAATAGATAGAAGGCATGGGACGGCTGTAGCCAGTATCATCAATTATGGTGATTTCTTGGAAAAAAGAGACTTGACACAATGCGGACCTTGCAAGATACTTAGCTGTATCATCAATGGTCAGACCCTGATTTATGAGAATGAACTGGTGATGAACATACAGCAAGCGGTGGGACGCCATTCTGACGTTAAAGTATGGAACTTGTCACAAGGAATAAATGCCCAGATAGAAGACAATCGTTTTTCTGATTTGGCTGTAGCGCTGGACAGCCTTCAAAAGCAATACAATATATTGATATGCAAGTCTGCTGGAAATATTGACAATCCAGCCGATACCGGTCAATCATTCCGGCTGAACAAAGGGGCGGATTCTGTCATGAGCCTTGTGGTCGGTTCAATAGCTCATGCAAAAACGACGGAACGGGACGCAGAGGAAAATGACAGGAGCCCATTTTCTCGTATTGGTCCAGGGGTAGAGAATCATACCAAGCCTGATCTTGTCCATTATGGTGGAAACTGGGATACTCACATTTCTGCTTTTTCTATTTATGGCAGGCAGTTCTGCATGTGTAGTGGAACCAGCTTTTCCACACCACGGATCGCATCATTGGCTGCAAATATTCAATATCGGTTAGGCGTTCCTTTTAATCCGCTACTGATTCGTGCCATTTTAATACATAATGCTTTCTATCCTTCAAATATAGCTAAATCAACGGACAATTTCAAATACGAGATGGGGTTTGGTCTCCCTGCCACCTTGGACAACATATTATTGAACGATTCTGACGAAAGCACGATGATATTCTGTCATACAATGGATAAGGGTATAGATGTCCAGTCGCTGGACTTCCCTTTTCCGAAGAGTATGGTTGACGATGAAGGATACTACTATGGGGATATTACTGTTACACTGGCTGTTGATCCTGTATTGATGGCAAGTCAGGGAAGCGAATATTGTCAAAGTCAGGTGGATGTTTATTTAGAGACGTTTACGGAAGTTGACCATGCAGATCTTTCACAATCATCAATGATGAGGAATGAAGAGAGGATGTCCAAGGATTCTGCCAATGTATTGAATGACTTGTATTATAAGAAAGCTGCCTTTAAGGCGGAAAAAGCGAATGAAAGGATTCTTATTGAGAAAGGAAACAAGTATCAACCGATTAAGAAGTATCATGTGTCATTGGGCGACATGACACCTGCCAATAAGAGGAATATATTGCAACAAGAGAAAAAGTGGGCACTGAAACTTGTAGGACTTTATAGGCAAGCAGCTGAGGTATCCAGAGAATTGGACGGAACAGACATATCGCAAAAGGTTGTTTTGATAGTGACTATAAAAGATCCTAAGAAAAGAGGTGTTATCTATAATGAATGTAAGAATTTGCTGGCAATCAGAGGTTATGCCCATAATGATATTGAGATTAGGAATACAATACAGATCGAGAACAGTGCCTCTGAAAAACTATAAATGAAGATTCTTTGTCTTCGCAGGCAATAAGAGCCTTCTGCTTATTTAGCAGTGGCTCTCTAAGTATGAAGCCGATGCATTGCCTATCCAATCGGGTGATTTTATAGCAAACAGACCGATAGAATATTGGATTCGTGGATATTTCTACCGTACTATAAACAAGGTTATCGGCCATACCCGGTATGTTTACAACCAGATGAGATATATCTCTATCAATGAGTGGGACATAGCTTTCAGTATATATTAGAACAATCCTGCCATAAACACAACCGATTTATTTGCCGGAATTATACTTCCCACAAACAGGTCAGGTTCCGAGTCGAGAACCGGTAACCGGTTACAAAAGCCCGGGGTATACCAGCTTTCCTTCGATACCGCAGGTTTCCAGAACGGCAGTATTTTCTTTGTTGAAGGAGATCAGGCAGGATGGCGCCCCGGCAGTGCCTCCCTGCTCTCCGGTGACATGATAGAACCTGAGCCGCCCCCTGATGAAAAGTATTGTGTCCGCATAAGGGAATATCAGTTCATGAAACAGCCGGGTGTCCGTGCGGGCAAAAGTGAGCGCAATAGCATTCCGGTGCTCCACACATTTACGGATAAAGCGGACAATCAGTGGCGTGTCATAGGGAGGATTACAAAACACCCGCCCGAACCATGGCTGCCGTAACCCGTCATCCCCGACGGTGTAGTGATGCCTCGCCGTATCCCATGGACGGTTTACCGGTGAACACGGGTCCAAATCGAATTCTCCCAACCTGTCAAGCAAATAAGGAGGTGTAAGCCATTCATTTTTTCCGGTGGAAGATTTTCCTTCAAAGATCACATTCATGACAAGTCAGATTGTATCGCCGTTACCTATCTGGATATCAAACGGATTCAAGTCGAACTCATGCGTGATGTTGGTATCATCCTGCTGCGATTCAAGACAGTCCTCCGTAAAGATACACCCTTTGAGTGTCACCGTTGTGGTTGTCCAGTCATCACTGGCCATGGGGTTGGCAAAGCTGACGATCAGGTCGAACTCACCGATTTCGAGCAACGAGCCATAGACTGAACGCAACAATTGTTGCGTGGCATAGTCCATTGTGATACTTGCCGTATAGGTAATGTTTCCGAATCCACGACTGACTGGTTTTCCACCCATGCCATAGTTACTTTCCACCTTACGTTTTTTCGACCATTTGATAGCGGATACACCTTCAAGGGTTGTGGATCCCTCGTCAATTCCCAGGGCGGTCGATGACAGGGTTATCATAGACCATGAATATGCCACATTATTAATTATTGCCATTTTCTATGATTTGTTTGCGGTTAATGAAAGTCCTTCCTCTACATAAATCTCCACAGCCACTCCGACAGGCACAAGGACATAGGAGATGCGGAGCGTATCGTCCACCAGTACATTCTGGTTCGGATCGATAGTGACAGCATATCCTGAAATTTCCTGTGCTGCCTGCATCTTGGCCAATATATCCCCGATGAGTGTTTTGAATGCTGTAATCTTCGACGGGGCAAGGAACCCGGTTGAAGGATTGACCATCAGCGGGGAATTCACATACGGCAACAGTGCGGCGCGCACAGCGCGGCGGCTCTTATTGATCGTACGGTTCCTTGCGATGGTGCGGAAATCACCCGTTGAGCAGGTCTGGTCCTTTGAAATATAAATGCCGTTCTCACGGCCGGCATACTTGATGGGGAAAATATAGCCCTTGTCATCAAGCTCGTCAAGCAGTGACGGGGACAGCGACTCATACCGGTTCAGGCTGATAAAATGCTCCTCCGCCTCGTCAAGGCTGATATCACCGAAGCCCAGCTCTATCTCCTGAAAATCATCCGTGAAGAGGTTGAACTGTTTGACCCATGCTATGGATTCATGGACATTCGCCTTGGCAATGGCGCCCATGACCGCGCCCAAGAATCCCACGGGGGTGTGGTTCTTGTTGCGCATCTGCATCGTGGAGATCTTTTCGTGATGCGCCTGGCCGAATATACAGCTGATACGACTTGATTCACAGATACATGACGGTATTTTATTCAAGTCAATCTGACGTCCCTCAGTCGTATCCGCCCCTGTATTGGAAGGATTGGCGGAGAGTATGAGTGACAGGGGCTGGTTTTGCCCGGCAAGCCCTACGGCCACATCATTAAGTCCCTTTACCAGGTTGAGATTGTACTTTCCGGAAGTCCCGTTCGCCTTCCATAGCGGTTGTTCCGTCCAAATTCCCATCTGGTTGATCATGCCTCCGGCGGCACGCTGCATGATTTCGAGTGCGTCCCAGTTCGCCGAGCAGTCCGCGAACATTACGTAGAGTTTTCCCGAACCATTCAGATTGCCTGACATCCGGAAAAACTCACGGATATGGTAGGCAGGAATACCATGCAGAAAATTGACGTTCATCTCCTCCCCGTCGGTAGCCGTCACACGCTCAACGATACCGAAATCCTTAACAGCGGACTTGAATGAGGTGATGTAGCATACATCCCCCGGTTTGAGCTTCGTTTCATTGGTTTTGCCATACCCTTCCGTAAAAAGTGTGGGTTGGAGGGAAATATCAAACAACAATCCCGTCACCTTCTCGTTAGAAGAATCGGTGTCGTAAGGGATATTGCCGTCCACATCCTTGATAAAGACATTGCCGAGTGCCATTATGGTTTTGTTTTAAGTTCGTTATAAAAAGGGTTTTTGTAAAGTACAGCCCCGCCTCTGACGGTTGTCGCCGTGTCCGGAGTATAGGTCCCACCATGCCTGTCAATATACAGGGACGGATATGCAGGGAATTTTTTCAAGAGGGCCAGTATATACGGGTCTGCCGCCTCGTCCTCCGTATTCCCTGCCTTCCCAGCCGGGACGGGCTGTTTGTCTTCAACCGTAGCGGGTATTTTCTCGGACATTTCCGGTATTGCTTCCGCTGGAAATTCCGGTGCGGCAACCTTGTTGCCTTCTTTTTGAGGTTCCTCCTCCGTATTTATTTTTTTTGCCATAACAGTGGAATAAAAAAGGGGAACGGGGCTCTGACCTCCGCTCCCCCGGGTGGATATTGAAAAATGAAGAAAGGTGTGTTATTCGCTCTTTTTGTAGGCGGTATGCACCACGATTTCTGCGGGGCGGACAATGTTCACGTCCATTTTCATGCGCATCTGAAAAAAGAACAGTTCGGAGTTGGCCTGCAACCGGTCAATTTTCAGAATATCCGTATCGTTGGCATAATCCACCCCCATCCAAAGATTGGAATCCATCCCGGTGGAAAACTCGCCGAGCACCATCGTATGTTCGGGAATTCCCACGATCGGGATAATCTTCTTGCCTTTAAAGCGATAGCGGTTGACCTCGGTATTTTCGGAGTATTTGACCTGTTTGTCCGAGATATACTGGTCATACGCGTCCCAGGCATCCCATCCGACCACAAAGGCCAAGGACGTCTTCTTGCGGATTTGTTTGGGACATTTTTTCCACATCGCATAAAGAGCCGCTTCCACTGCCGCACCGTCTGTCAACTCGGTCGTTCCCGAAACGATACACTGTCCGCCGGCAACTACCTGAGTGTCCTTAGAACTTACATTGTCGAGGATGCGTTTGACAACACCGTCAAAATACTTCTCCTTGTTGGCGCCAATTTTCGTACAGCCTTCCGGTGCGGTAATTTTTGCTACCGTATCTCCGCCACGTGCGGAGGTCCATATGGCATTACCGATGTATTCGTTCTTTTTGTCCATGAGCAGGCGAAGCATCGTGGCTTGGATTTTCGGGTCAAGTTCCCGGAATACAAGATTGCCCTCCGGTTGTGCGAAACGCCAGTACTTTTCATAGTCCCGTGGGTTGAACTCAAGGTAAACCATAAAATCGGAAGGCTCAAGATACCGTTCGGTGAACTGGTACTCGTTCGAACCTTCATCCCCTTTGGAGCCATGAATGGGCTGTGGGGTCGGCACATTGTCCTGAATGATATTGCCCAGCTTGATGGCAGGAAGAGTATAACGGTGCTGGATGCCCGTCTTGATATGGATCAGTCCTTCACGGACCGTATCATTACCCTGCACGGTATAGGTCAGCAGGTCCTCAAGAACCTCACCGCTATATCCATTTTGAAGAAAATTTACTGTATCGGCCATTGTCGTTTTAAGTTTTTCCGTTGAAATGTGAAACTCGGCCGACTGGCGGATACTTGTGTTTCCGCGCGAGGCCCTGCGGCCTCCGGCATTTCAATTAAGATCGGATGTCTGCCTGTCAGAGTTTGCGGAACTTGAAATCCGCACCGACTACCTCAGACACTTTCTCGGCCATCATCTGCTCGGCCGTCTTGGTCGCCTCCGCCGTGGCCTGGATGTTGGCCGGGTCATTGGCGATTTCTTTGGAGATGATCTCACGCGCGGGGATGGAAGCCAGTGTCTTGTCCGCCAACTCGAAGTTGGCCTCCGCCATCTCCACCCATTGCGCTTTTGCCTCACGGTCAATCTTACCTTCGCCGATGGCATTCTCCACCAGCGTTTCGATGCGGGATGTCCTCTCGTCCTTTTCCTTTTGTTCATATGTGGAGAGACGTGCCGTGGCAGCGGACAGATCCTTCTGCAAGTTCCGGATTGCAGCATCCTTACCGGCTATGACCGTTTGTGCGTCACTCAGGGCTTTCTGTACCTCTTTGTGTTTAGGTTCCATCGCTGCCAGTTCGGAGATACGGGCCATTACATCCTTGACCTCTCCGTCCTTCATGCCCAGCGAGGCGGCAATCGCCCCGTACTCAAAACCTTGTGTCTTGTTTTCGTTCGTCATATCGTTTTCTGTTTCTGTAAGAGTAGGAAAAATATCCTCAAAAGGTTTATTCCCCTCACTGACACGGCCCATCAACTTCTGAATGGCCGTCATGTCCGCCAGTCCAGCAATCTCGTCATGTACTTTGCGACAGAGCTGCTTCGATGTACGAATAATGTTCTCTGATGGAATGATGCCCGCTTTTACGGCAGCCTGCGCATCAAAATAAGTCCCGTCCTTGCCGGCCTGCCCGTCCATAATGGTGCGTACATGCTCCTTGTTCAAACCGAACCTTTTCCGATAAATCGTTTCTATCTGCCTGGTGAAAGCCAAAAGCATGTCCGAAGGCTCCTCCCCGTCATTGTCCGGCAGTATAGGATTATGAATCATTAAAATGGCGTAGTCTCTCATAAGGGAACGTTTGCCTGCAGCCCAGATAATGGAAGCCATTGACGCTGCCACACCCTCGATGACACATTCGGTATCCACTTTGGCATTGGCGATGGTGGAGTAAGTGGACATGCCGTAAAGGACACTGCCACCTTCCGAATTGATTAACACGCGGATACAGGAGGGGCGGATAATATTTTCAAGAAAGTCAAACTCGTCATTGAAACGGGAGGTCGTTTCTTCCGTTATGCGGCCGAAGAAACGGATAACGGAAGGTTCACCCGTTTTTGCTTCACCCACCACATATTGCAATTCTTCTGTACTCATGTTTTTCTTTTTATGGAAGAGTAGGCATTCAACAAGATTATGGGTTAAAAACAGTTCCGGACGGGCTGTCCATCTGCACACCATGCAACTTCAAGATCATTTTATAAGACATTTGGATATGGTAGCGGGGCTTACTTCCCGGAATAATGACATTTTTCAAGAAAAAGGCCATGCATTACTTGAACGGACGAAGTACTGGGCTACCCCTTCGGGTATCCACGTCGTGAATGAGCAAAGCCCCACCATCATATGTCGGAAATGTCATCCTTGTTTCCGTCATGTACATCTGTTTCCACCGCCCGACTGAATCCGGTCACCTTATCATAGCCCGGTTCAGGGTGATAGCCGTGCCCGCCGCTGTCATGCTGCGGCGCATCACCATGCTGCGTGAAAGGCGGCATGACCAGATAGCGTTTTATCCAATCCCTGTATTTCCATGCGGAAGACTCCCGGAACCATACCTCATAATCCACCCAATACGCCTGGAGCATATTGGTGGTGGTCGGCATGTCAAAATAGGTCAGGTTACACCGTTCATTAAGGGCGGGTTCCCTGTTCTTGGCATCCTGAATGGCCACGTTCAGCCTCTGAAATACGATGAATGACTCGCACTCCCTATCCTCGTCCCCGTTGTTGAGCGTATTAAGAATGAAGCGTACACGCATGGTGGCGCGTCCCTCGCCGATTCTCTGCTGTTGCACCAGATACCTCACGTTGACAAAATGGATAAAGACGGCCGGAAAAACGGTCTCATATTCCGTGTTTTCCCCACGTACGATACGGGCGAACTGTCCGTTGTCAATGGCTATGGTCTTGAAAAAGGGAGGTGAGAGCGGATCGTCCGGATCCTCCCTTATGGTCTGTATGGCCCGCTTCACCGCCTGATACATGTTCACAAACGGATTTTCGGACACTTCTTCCGGCAGGCTTTCCTGCACGGGAGCCGGTTGATGCGGTTGCTCTACGGAATGCTTGTCCTTTATCATACGCCCGGAAATCCTTTAAAAATCATATCCATAAAATTATCAGCGATGTAATCCTCTATCTTCGGGGAGAAACCTATGAACTGGCGGTGTACGGGACGCTGTGAAGAATGCTGGTTCACTGTGTACAGACCAAATTTAGGGTCGGTATTGTGTATAGCGGCATAATGCCCGTAACGCTCCTTGCTACGACCTCGCTTGCCTTTGATGGGAAAGCTCTTTTCCGTAGTCCACATATAATACTTTGCGCCTTTCCGGAAGATGCGCGTACGGTCAGAACGCCGTCCCACTATATCTGTCCGGCTGACTTCCGACTGTATGCTCCGGGCCAGTGTCCCGGTATCGTTCATGACCGGATGGGAAAACTTCTTTCCCCATTTAGAGGTTCGTGGCGCCCATTTGCTACCGTTAAATCCTCCTGAAGCGAATGAGGATACGAACTCTTGCTTGGTATAGTCACCGGCAGCCGTTGCGAAATCGAATACATTGAACTCCAGACGGCTGGCCATGACGCGCGTACCGGTCCTGCTTACCCAGTGGCTGCAAAACTCATCAAGCGTTATCTTGGGCATAGGCGAACTTTTCTTTAATGCGTCTTACAATATCTGCCATGTAATCCGGAAGCGGGACAGAGAAGTAGCGGTGTGCATCGGAAAAGATACGTCCGCCTGTAGCCAGGCTCTCCCGAAAGACCGGATCCACCTTTTCCAGATACTCTCCTTTACCCTGCAAAGCCGCCCGGACAGCGGTGAACCCTTCTGCGACTAAGAAACAGCGGCATCCCCATTCGATCGGCGGTATCAGTTCCGGAGGGAACTCCGACTTGCGGAATGAAAGTCCTTCCAACGATAGATGCCAGGCACGTACCCGCTCGTCACCTTGTGTCATATAGGTCAGAACGGCATCCATATCCACCGCTATCCACCATGCGGCCATCGACGCGGTGAAAAAGACCTGGCTGTTCTCTTCCTCCGCATGGACGAGGTTATACAGGCGGCATATTTTTTCATATCCCTCCATATCCCGTTTATCCACCGATTCGGGAAGTTCCCCAAACATGGTATACTCTTCTGCAGCGGCAAAATCCACCAGGTTGTCTATGGCTGCAATCAGGATGTCACGCTGCTGCCGTCCCCTCTCTGTTGCAAAGGAGTTGTGATTTCTCAGTATCTCCAATGCGTGGTCCATGTCGATTCGCAGACCTGTCAGCGCACGGTCTATCAGGAAAGAGGCACGCAGGGTGATGATGTCCTCTATAATGTCGAGACGTTCCGCGTTGTTCTCCCAATAGTGGATCAGCCTGCGGAATGCTTCCAAAATGACACGATACTCCTTTTCCGTCTCTAAATCTTGAGTTCCGGATGCCTTGACAGCCCTGAACGGAGCCTTGGCGGGGAGTGGAAGCCGGGCTTCTATTCCGCTCCCCGAAGAAAATTTTCGACCTTCGTCCCTCGCGGACGTCCGTAACGCCGGAAATATTCCTCGTCCGACATGATACCACGGTCGTTGTAGTTGATACTATACGAACCGCCTTCGGCTCCAAACCCTAATCCCGGGATGACATTGAGCTGTCTGCCCACGTTGATGCCGAACTCCTTCTCGATTTCATCAGCCGCCACCTCGTATTTGTCTGTGATAAGCGAATAGAGCTTGATGCGGTCCTCGTTGTTCATCTCTATCCGGTTCGAATATCGGAATTCCAACCCCTCGGGAATATATCCGATAGCCACCAGCCGGGGGATTATCTCCTCATTCATGACATTCTCGATATACCTGCGGTAAACCTCGATACGGTCACGAAAAATGTCCTGATGCGCCTTGGTCGAACCCACATACGACTGCATTCCTCCGGCCATGGACTCGGAACCGAGCACAAGGTTGGCAACCTCCTTGTTGACAAAGTCGATCAGTCCGGTATATATCTTTTCCGAATTGGACATGGTGAAGGTCTTGATGTCCACCTCATCCTCAATGCCGGTGACCACGACCTTGTTCTGTGCCGCATTGGCTATTTCACCGGCCAGCCGTTTGCGGTCGGCATTGCTCTCACTGACCGTCTTTCCATGAATGATCGGTTGTCCGTAGGTGTGGGAGAAGTTGACATAATTGGCCACCGTGAACTTTTTGGCGAGTATCAATGGCGTTGTGGCAGAAAAAAGCCCAATGTCACCCGAGGTTACCAGCACATAACAACGGTGGTAGGTCGGATTGCGCAAGTCCCAATGCGGCTCCCATAGCCCCTGCCGTTTCAGTACAACTCTCTGGTCCGGCAGTACGTTGCGCCGTTCGATGATGTTGACTTCCGCCAACCTGCCTGTTCCGGAATCAACATACGGCATGATTTCGAGTAAAGTATACCCATAAAGCTTGGCTTCCACGATACCCTTGATTATCTTGTCAAATTGCGAGCCCTGTATCTTTTGCGAGTTCACCACGTCTTTGATGTATTTCCCTTTCTCGTTCACATGCACAAGCATATAACGGTCACCAAGTATCTGGCTTTCCAAAGTTTCAACCACCGACCGTATATGTGCATCCTGTTGCAGGCAGGCCTCATATAAGTCAATGAGCCTGGCACGGTCATCAAGGATGTATCCTGAGCTTATATCCTGGCGGCATGAACGGTAGCGGTTGTTGCGTTCGATTTCGCGGACATACTCCTGAATGGTTTTCTTGGAAGTCCTGAATATGCTCTCCAAAAGCTCCCCGTTGAATGAATTGTCCGATGTCACCATATTTTTTTGCTTTTTTACCTAAAGAGTAGAGTGCAGGCCGGAGAGAAGTTTTGTACAAAAAAAAGTATATGAGAAACAAGCTTCTTAATGCTTGATTTGCAAAACGAAATAGTACAATTGAATATATAGATATTTCGATTTTGAATTTCAGCAAAATGCTTATTATCAGCGATAAACAATTAAATAAAAACAAAAAACAGTCTTGTTTTTTGTGATATTTCACCATAAAAAGATATATATTTGCACAATGTTGAATACAAATTTGAAAACGATGGAAAAAAGAACATGAAAGAAGAAAAGATTCCCTGCCGGACAGTCCGGTACAGGGAATTCCCCGATTTGCTTTTTGGAACGTCACAGGAGAACGGACCGGTCTATTTCGACGCAACATATTTTATCCGGGCCCGAGGAGACGCACACCGGCACAACGTCCGTGACTTCCGCGCCTCTTTCCATTATTGGATAACAGCGCTGACGGATATTTACGGAATAGACAAGAAAAACATGATTATCCGTGACGAAGCGTCGGGACATCTGTTAATTGAAGAATGTCTGGCTCTATTATTTGTCGTTTACATCGATCCTGCATTCGGTGCCTACCTTCTGGAGCGTATGTCCGAATTGCTGTCCGGTGGATTTACCGTTTCAGACACTTGGCTGGTGCAGGCTGCCAGCCTTAGATTTACAAAGGAGGAATTAACGCAAATATTAGGACAATATGAGACGTAGTACATTTAAACGGCCGAAAATGGTGCTCATTTTCAACGGGGCACAGGTTCTTGTCGCCATTACGCGCTCGCTACATAGTGCGGCGGAACTGACAAAAGGCAACTTGCAGGCCATTTCATTTTGTTGCACGGGCAAGTACGTATGCAGCGGAGGGCTCTATTTCAGACATCTGCATCCGGATGTCGAGATCGAACTGTCCGACCTTGGCACACTGATGCTGAAGGATTATGATATCCTTTGCGGTGAAAAACGTACATACTATCCGGTACGCAAAATGGCCCACAAGCGGGCCTTGCTTGAAAATAAACATAAATCTGACAACAAAAAGAAAGGAGGAAATGACTATGAGAGAGAATAGGAACATTCCGTTTCGGGACTGGAACATACGGGTTTCCCGAAACCACTGCGGCCATCTGCACATCTGTGCCATGGACGTATGTAACATACTTAAACGCAGCGAGCTGCTCGAAGATGGGGCCATCGCCCGCATCTGCCCGACGGCATTGAGGATCAGTTTCCGGAAGAACGGACGGGAGCTGTGGAGTTTCCGGCCCATTGATATGCGCAGGCTTTTGCGGATGGTGCGCAAGGAGACTATTATACCCCGCGACATGCTTGACGAACTGGAGGCATGGGGCAACCAACTTCTGGAACTGGAGTCTGATGATCTGCATGCCGCAGCCCGTAATGACATAATCCTTCATTTCATGGAAGGTTTTCCTGTCACATTCCGGCGCATCGGTGACAAACTGATGGTCAACGCCACACAGATCACGATGCATTTCGGGAAGATACCATCCGAGTGGCTCCGCATTGCCTCTACAGACATGCTCCGCAGGGAGATGGCGGGTAACGGACGTACCGGAAAGTATGAGTCGCAAATCTTCACCACGCGTGGACGTGGACATGGGGCGACCTGGCTGGAATCCCCCCTTATCATACCGTTGGTCCGGTGGGTCGCACCGGAAGACCTGTCCCTGGCGGAATGGTGTGGTGAAGCTATTGAAAAGCTGTCCATAAGACGCCCGACGACTGCCATTCGTGAACATCCGAAGCCGGCGCCCCCCAATATGCCTTGCCTGGATTGCCCCATGCCGCAAGATATGGAGGCGGCAAAGGAACTGATCCGGGAACTACGGAAAGTGGTGCGTGACTCCATGCCCAAAATTGTCTTCTACGAGGAGTTCATCGAGAACAGGGACTGGTTCAAGAGCACACGTATCGCCGACGAGCTCGGTATCTCCCCGCGACAGCTGCATCAGTTTCTTGCCGAGGAAGGAATCTGCAAGTACGAAAAACGGCAGTGGGTGGTCTTTCCCTCCTGCCGGGCATGGCAATGTGATGTCCCCTACACATGGGAGAACAGCCGGGGAAAGGTATATACCTTCGGTTCGACAAAACGTTGGACGCAGGCCGGCCGTGAATGCATCATAGAGTTATGGCGGAAAAAGAATCCGGAATACCATTTACCGGGCGCATAACAATGGAGACAGCATTACAGCGGATAATCCGCAAGACAGGAAGGCGTCCGGTGGAATGCCGCTGTCCGCTATGCAGGCGGCAATGCCACACCCCGTGCCTTGGTACGCCGGAAGATATTCTGCGGCTACTGAAAGCCGGATATAAGGAGAGGCTGGCACCCACCGGATGGGCTGTGGGATTGTTACATGGAAAAACTCCGGGCATTGTACCAATGGTACAGGCCAGGCAGGAAGCCGGAAGATGTACATTTTTCCGGGACGGCTTATGCGGGCTGCACTCCATCGGACTCAAACCTACGGAAGGAAGACTGTCATATCACACCATCACAAAGGAGAACCTGAAATTCAGCAAATCGCTCTCCTGGAACGTGGCCAGGGAGTGGCTGGACGAACGGAATGCCGGTACGATACGGGAGATCTGCCGGCTGATGGAAAAATAGTCGGGAGACGGCTCCGTGAATGAGGTTAAAATATAATCCGTTAATTCCTCCGCGCCGATTTCATGACCGTCTCTTATTAATTCATATCAATTGAAAACAATTTGTACCAGTCACGGCTATCCTTACCATGAAACCAAATAAAAGCAATGATATGGAATTAAAAAGCAGAATGACCGTCGAAGAGATGGCGGCACACCTGACGGAACATACCGGTAAGTTCGCCAACCGGGTTTCCGTGGGACGTTATGCCAGGAAGCTGGGTTACTCCGTGTATAAACCGATGCGAAACGGCAAAATATGCCACTTCTATGTCAATCCCGCAATAAGGGATGATGAAACGGGAAATTCACAAACGGACATTTCCGGGAAATAGCGTGCCATGAAAGAGCATAATGACGAAAAAGTGGCCGTGATACCGTTCCTGAAGTGCTTCAGCGGACTGGTGGGAGCATTTCCACCGGAAGAGGTCATATTCATGATGTACATGGCGGACCGCACGCGTCTGCGGGAGAAGGGATATGATACTTTACGTAGTAAACGATATCATATGGAGAGTATGGAGATCGGTTTGCGTCTTTTTGATAAATGTGTGAGGAAGGCGACATGCATGGGACTGCTTAAACGGGTGCCGCTTAGCGGAATGTATGATTATCTCTGGGACATGCATGCTTATGACAGGCTCGTGAGAATACTGGCGGAACTGAAAACATCCTTTTGTGCCAAGGCATTCTGCCGGCAGGTGTTTGATGTGGAAAAAAGAACAGTGATGTCCGTCTCCGACAAGGAGGTTTACCTCTGGAAGGAAAACGGGCAAAAGCACGGAACATGTCCGCCCTGAAAAGAGGCACATGGAAGAATAACAGACGGTATCATTGCATGCCGTCTGTTTTTTATATCCGTAGCCATATGCGACAAACAACAGATGTCTAAATTGAAACAAAATATGGCGCCAGGGGGAGAAGCCCCGGACGCCCCGTTTTTTTACCTTGAAGATGATACAAATGTACCAGATACCTGAGACGAGGGGTGTTACAAATGTAGCAACAATACTATAAGTAGTATCATACAAGAAGAAGAAAGTAGATGTACTTTTTTCTTTGGAGCAAAGAAAAAAGATACCAAAAAAGAAACAAATGGATAGCAGACGGCATCGCCGTCTGTTTTTGTTTTTATAAGGGAAAGAACAAAAAAAGAAAGGGCACTTCCCCTTCAGATTCCTAAAGGAGAGAACGATAAAATAATATTCTACCCTTGCTGTCGTGTTTATCGCCTGACATCCTTGCCGCGGTTCAGCTTGACGATGGAACGTACACAGTCACGCACCAGTTCGGCATCCTTACGTTCCCTGAAATAGTTTCCACATTCCAGTCGCTTTCTGTCTGACGGCCGACTGCTGTCCCTGCATTCACAGATTTCCAGGACATCATTCAGGTAATAGTATTTCCCTCCGCGATTGATATGCATTTCCAGCGGTTCAAGGCGTTTCAGCCGTCCGTTCCACGCAATCCCTTCCCGGTGCAGTGCATCGGCAAACCGGCTGCGGGCACTGGTTCCTATCGGGGTAATCTGCCAATTCTCCGCAACTCCGATTTCCTCATGCAGTGAATGACGCAGGGTGCCGTCCTCCTCCATCAGGCAATACAGCACAAGATTCCCTTTCCTGTCAATCTCCTTGAACGCCCCCAATATGACATGCCCGTCCAAAAGACTCACCTTCACCTGCTGCCCGTCTTTGGGTATATACATGGATTCTGACAATGCGCCTTTGCGCCTGTCCCATACCAGATGCCGTTTGTTCAACAGACGCTGTACCGCAATCTTCTGTTCCGTATCCGCTTCCCGGCAGTCTTTCAGGGGCATTACGACATCGTCCGTAAAAAGTTGTTTGTCCGCAGTCACCCTGACCGGGACTGAAATACACTCGCCGGAAACATTACCCACAAGTCCCGTCTCCAATGTTGCCTCATTGAACACGACCACCCCCTTGCTTATGCAGAGTTTGCCCGGAATATTCTTGATATCCTTTCTACGATATGGTTTCATTTTCATCCTTTTCTTCGCTTCTTTCCTGTAATATTCAAAGCCATGTTTTATACACAAGAGAAACATTGTGGCAAATATACATATTATTCAGCAAAAAGACAGGCGTTTAAATACCAATTCTCAGGATTCTTATACAAAATCTCAAAAAACATACAAAAAAGTCAAAACTCATACACATGCATTCCCATATATATCCTATATGGTTAATAAATAGACTGTTACATCATAATTTCTACCGGTGAAAATTTTATTTTAACATGCTGTCTTACAGAATTCAACAAGCCTTTTTTTACCGGTACAATCAAGAATATATACCAAAGGGCGGAGTACTTTGGGACTATATATTTATACCCCCATTTCCGGTGTTCCTCAAAACCGGCCTTACCTGCAAGAAATGAAAATCTTCTGAAAGTCTGTATATCCATGAAAATTGGAAGTACATGTACCTGTGGTTTGGAAATGTCTTATAAACGCAGGAATAACAGTTATGATTGTATTTAAATCCACTGTAAGTCGATGTTCTGTTACTATATATTTTTTGACGTCTACTTACAATTTTATGACATGGCCCTATATTGGATCGTTTTAGAAAACGGGATTTGGAAAAATGCCCCGAGGATAGAAATCGAATCCGCACCTTGGAGTACACCTACCCGGTTCTTTTTAAAATTGTTACTATATTGATTCACAACAAGTTGATTGTTTTACTTTTATATAAAGTAAACATAAAACAGACTTTGTTATTATTATTAGTTACAAAATGAAAGCAATATGTATTTTTTCATTCTGTTTTTATCTAATTTGGATATTTATTCAGACCTATACCATTGATAATTAAATATATAGTAAAACTTTCATTTTAATATACATATAGAAACGGGCTTTTTTCGTTTTTTGCAATGAAAAATTTTTTTTTCGCAAAAGCTATTATTTTATATATTATTGACATTCAATGATTTAACAATCCTCTTCGCGCGTATGCGTACCATATTCGCAAAAAGGGTGTTTTTGAAACAATCTAAAAAAAAAATCTCAAAAAGTTTTGCAGTTCTGAAAAACAGTTTTATAATAGTCATGTACTCGAAAGCCAAACAAACGGCAAACAAGTACGGAGAAAAAAAGAAAAAAAATAGATAACTAAAAAACAGATTTAAAAAACAGAAAAACAAAGACCGCCAAGAGCGAGAAACAAAAAGCCTTTTTTGTGGGAAACCTATTTTTGAGGCTTGGAAAATCAAAAATTCGCCTGTTCGCTTTGGAGCGATTAAATAGGGTGTTAAATAACCACACCGAGCAGGACTACAAACCAATGTAGCAAGTTGGAACGGCTAAAAACGTGTTTTTAGACCGCATACACAAAGCACGCAAATTTGGGAGTGCAAGTTGTATGAAAAAGGACGTGTAAGAATAATGCCATAATTGCGCCCAGTGCGCTCGGAATAAAATGCACGGTAACGGTAAAAACTATCCGTATAGGGGACGCCGGTAAATGTATATGCCAATGCTATGCGCAATACCCGGCTCGGCAAAACGCCTAAATGCCTCACCTTAAAGTTATCTGCCGGATTGGAAAAGATCCGGGACGTGCCAAAGAAACGTCTTGTCGAAATTGGAGTAAGCGAGCGTTTGCCATGATGCGAAGTTACAGGTATTTGTCATTTAACATTGCAAATATAGTATTTTTTTGCGAGCAAACTATAGGGCACGTTAAGAAAGTTGCGGAAATGAATTAAAACCCGCGCATGTAGGGTGAAATACATGGGCGGGTTATGGGCACGTGGCAATGGCTGCCACATTTCGCAGCAATGTGAGATTTCCGGTTCGATTCCGGAAGTGCTCGCAATACGCACTTTTGCGTAGTAACTAATACTTTATCATTATGGCAACAAGCAGATTAAATTCAGAACAGTTTGTAAATTTGGTGAACGGGTTGAAAGGCGTGATCCTTGTGTACAAAAGTACAGACCGTGACGGCAATGAAAAAGAAACCGCCCAACAGTTCTTCGGTGCGGATTATGAACCGAAAGACAAGACGCAGGATGAAATTTTCCGTGTGTGGAAAAATGTGGTGATGACTTTCTGGGCTGTCAAAGCCGAAGAAATCAAATTGCGTGAGGCGAACGACGGCATCCGCTCGAAACTCCGTGCCACAACTCCGTGTGCCGTCATCTTCCGCACCGAAAAGGGTGAAACGGTGAAACGCTTCGACTTGGAAGAGTCCGTATGGGCAAAAATCGGTCTTGTACCGACCAAAAAGGACTTTGAACGCACGGCACGTGACTACAAGAAAGCTATCCACGCCGCCGCAAAAGCGTCCTTTGATGCGCTTGGTTTCCGTGTGGCGCTGCCAAGAGAAGCGGAACAACCGGTACCACAACCTGCCGAAATCCCGGCAGCAGTGACCGTAGAAACGACTGCCGGAACCGTGGCGGAACAGGCGGGCGCCAAAAGCAAGGGCAAAGGCAGGAACAAAGGCAGAAACAAAGCAACCGAACAACCGGCTGCCGGACAGTCCCAAGAACAGCCTGCTGAAGTAACCGCTGAAACAACCGCCGGAGCTGTTTCCGAACAGGCGGCAGGACAACAACCTGCCACTGATATGAAAACTGCCGCCTGATTCATTGGAATTTCCGGTGAATTGCAGGTAACATGCCCGCATTGTATGGCAGTGTGCCGACTTTGCGGGCTTTTTCCGCCCAACTGTCTACATATCACTGTATGCCAATGGTATATCCTGCAACAAAGTGGTTTGTGAGAGTAAAGATGTTGCTATTTGCCGTATCACCGCCATTGTTATACAGCGTGGCACATCCGGGCAAACACTTGCGGTCAAAATGCCGCCATCAGCATAACTCCCGTTTTACAGGGAGATGCCGGATTAAATTCACGGGTGCTTCAGGTCTTGGCTGAAAACGGGTTCGATTCCCGTATACCCACACTTCCAATTTAACTTCCACAATTTACTTCTTTGCGTCGTGAGATGCCGTTCCCACCCCCGACATAACACGGTTGACGTAGTGCAGCAGGGCTGCCTTCAAATCACCCTTCACTGGGTGAGCTACGTCCCGCTGTTATCCCCAGTTTGGAACGTGAGGTAAAAGGAAACACCGAAAAACAGATAACTTATAATATATTTCAACATGGTAGAGATATTTTCCACAGACCGTACCATGAGTCTGGGCTGCTTTGTAAATTTCAAGGCTGCCAAAGGTACACTCAGCGGGCTTGCCGATGCCGGGATACTCAGCGAAAAACCGGCTGTCATGGTGTGCAGCTACAAGAATGACGAACCGCAACAGGAATATGTCGCAACTTATTCCGGCGGGAAATGGCATACGCCACGGATACCCAAAGTTCCCCATGCCGTCGAAAACAGGACAAAAAGACGCCACAGGAAACGTTTGCGCAAAGAATACCCGACTCCGGAACACTGCTTCCGTGAAGGGTTTCCTGACTGGATGAACAGGTCATACCCGGTGCCATATGCCGACAATCTCAGAAGTTGCAACCGGAAATGCCGGATACATGCGGTATAATGCAATAATCAAAACAAGACATAATCACATGAGAACATTAGCAGATGTAAAAAGAAAAATGGAACTCGGTTCCAACTGGCACTGCGTCAGGCTGTCCGGATGCAACGAGGATATGGGCGTACGTGAGGTCGGCAAAGTACAGGGCAATGCCGTGGCTTTCCTCAGCGGTGGGAAACTCTCGTGGCTCTGGTGGCCAAAAGCAAAGGACGTGCAGGTACAAGGCAACTCGTTTACCATATTCCGAAACGGGAAGCCGGCACTTCGGTACACCCTTGTGGAACAGGCGCCACAGACAGTCAGTACAAAATAATATGAATTAATAACAACCATGGGGGCGGAATGCCCCTATGCTTTTACAAACAGGAGAAAAAAAGAATGGCAAAAATAACGGAAAAACAAACAGGAGAACCATGGGAACAAACAACTTATCCACCCACCGGCGTGGTGTGATCCTGCGCGGTATCTGCGGCGGAGCCGCATTGAAAGACAAGTCACCGCAGATTTCAGAAGACAATACCGTCATAACCTGTGGTGCAGAACTCAGTATCTGGGATATCTGTGCCATATCGAGCGATGCCGAAGCCTTCGGGCTGCAGGTCAAGTTCGGTTATGACAGACATACGAGAATCACTTTTACCCCTAAAGAACAACCGGAATGAAATCATATTACTACATGGACTGCCTGCACCGTGAAATCTTCCTTGAAGAGGAGGATATTCAGGCCGTGCCGGAATCAGGCAGGGCTGACGAAGCCTGTTCCGCCATTGCCGGGAAGCCGTATGTCGTGGAGCAGTTCATGGCGGACTCTTTCCGGACCCTCAAAGACGCGGCCAGCCATCTGTGCGATTCCCCCGATGTTAAAAGCCGCCACGACGCTCTGATGTATATCGTGTGGACGGCGGCACTGGACATAAGGGAACGGCGGACCCTGCGCCATGGCGAAGCCGCCGTCAAGGTAACCCGTGAAGACGGTTTCGTGTGGCTGCTTGTACCGGCGGAAAATGCCCGGAAGCTATGGGAGGCGGATGTCTTTGCCCTGTACAGGCTTTATGCCGATGATTCGGAATCCCTGATCGAAAGCGAGGCGGATTTGGAATCGACCATCGAGGGCGGATACCAGATAGGTATCGAGGTGGGGTTCGCCTCCGTAATGGGCCATGCTGCCCGGATAAAGCAACAATAAAAATCGGAAACAATCAAATAATCAAGAAGAAAGGTATGGAAACAACATTATTGACAAAGGAAAATGCCCACCGTGTGACCATGGTGCGGCGTGTGGATGCCCCGGAAAGCGAGCCGGTGGCGTTTCTTTTCAGGGGAAAGAGATACGGGTATTGCAGCTATTCCCACCTTGTCGGGAATCCGGGCGGGGAAGAAATCCTCGCCCCGGCGAATTTCAAGGACTGGGAGGTTGTGGAAGTGGCGCATCCGGGTTATCTGGAAGAATACTTCCGCCGGGCGTGCGACTCCTATAACCTCACCTCGTTCTCACCCGAAGAGCGGGGCGAAACGGACATCGCCTCGCACGAAAAGGAACTGCACGAGGATTTGCAGTCTATGCCCGAACAGCAGCGGGAACGTTACATGGGAAACTACAAACGCTATTTCTCGGCAATGATTGCCGCCAACAGCCGCTGTGCCAGCGCGATGATCACGGGACCTGCGAGATTCAACACCGCCCGTAACGAAAAGGCCTGCAACAGCCACAACAAGAGCGTTACGGCATTCAGAGAGTGGCGCGAACGTGCCCTCGAAGCGATACGCAAGGCCCTCGAAGCCGCCAAGCCCGAAGAACAGCGTGCCGAAGAGGAATGGCAGAGGGTCAAGGCTGATATCGACGACACGGCCGCCACCATCCGTGGCATTGATACGGGCACATCACGCGGTTATAGCCGCTCCCTTTTCGTCAGCAATCTTGCCGGACGGCTCTCCACATATGCCAACCATGGCAATGTCGAAATAATCGACCGTGCCGTCGCCCGCCTCCGCGAGTGGAACGGCAAGGGTGGGAAACCCGTTGTCACGGAGCGTCATTCCATCTTCAAATACCCCGAGATTGCCCGCAAGGTGCGGGAGAAACAGCAGGAACAGGCCGGCCGTGAGAACCGTGAAATACCGTTTGACGGCGGCAGACTGGTATGGAATTACGGGGAGAACCGACTGCAGATACTTTTCGACGGGAAACCGGACGAGCAGACCCGGACACTGTTGAAAAAGACCGCATTCAAATGGGCGCCGAGCCACCAGGCATGGCAGCGGCAACTGACACTGGCGGCAGAATCCGCCGCACGGCACGTATTGCGTATCGACTTCTAACATACCGGCATCATGAAATACATCATAGATTCACGTTATTTCGACGGGACATGCCTCACGTCGATGTCCGATGACATGCACAGCGACTACGGCGGCGAGACGCTGGAAGCACTGCGCGAGAGGGAGAAGAACCCGTACCTGGTCGCTGTACCACCGGTACGCATGACACTGCTTGTGAAGCGTTATACCCGGGCACTTTGCAAGCCCTTCCATGAAATTACGGAGGAACGTTATTACGAACTGCTGGAATGCCTGCCTCCGGCCCGTATGCAGAGCGACTGGTTCTTTGTCGGGGAACCGTATTACCGAAACCTGTACGCGCTCTGTTTCGAGTCGGACGGCAGGTATTTCCGGGCGGAACGTCCCATACGTCTTTCCAATGCGGAAATCTACCGCCAGATTCGGGAACACATGGAGAAAGTAAACCTGCATCCCGCCATCGTCAAGAAGGCTTCCTTTGTCAAATATGTCAATTGGTACAAAAAGACGGTCACCTACATACCGTACTATTTCGAGTATGGAGGTAAAATATATTTCCTGAAGAACCTCGCCACTCGGACGGGATCCGAATTTGGCGACCGCCGGGAACGGAACGAGATGGCGGCATTGCTGAGGAATCTGCGCGGAAACCGCTACGAATACTGCACTTTCTACTCCCAAAAGAAGGACATCTTCGAGTTTTTTGACTGGCTACGGAAGAACAAATACACGCTGGAAATCCAGGGCGACTTGTTCGACTTTGCGGATGACCGCTCCCACGTGGACTTTCACGGCAATGTATGCGAGTATTCGGCTGTGTTCCATTACCGCATCTATTCACGCGAGCTTTTTGGCCATATCATTAACCAGCTACGCACCGTGAAACGGTATCACGCGTGGCATAAAAGGAGGGAAATACGATGAAAATCTCAAATGAACCTACCCCATACCTCCTGCTCAAGGCAGGAACTGACAGTGCATGGGATTGCTGCGACTTTGCAATCGTGTACCTGTCAAAAGAGTGGAGACAGACACAGTCCGGCAGGCTGGAAGCCGTCAAGCCATTCAAGGATGACATCAGTTTCCAGTCTTTGAACTTTTATGACATATCGGTTGGTTTTTACCAGCCGGACGAGGACGGGATACTGGGCAGCGAGGACTTGCCGGAAGACAATAACTGGTGCTTCGTGGAACTGACCGAAACGGAACTGGAAAGGTTGGTTCCGCCGGACAATGTGCTGGTCAGCCATATCTTGGCGGTATTTGCAAACGGGGAAGCCAGATACCGGGCGTACGGCAAACATACCGACGAGCGATTCTGGACTGAAAAATTTCCTTTGCAACAGATTTTGGATATACTGGCGAGTCATGAATCTTAAAATTTCAAAGCAACTATGACAGAAATCATCAAAACGGACGGAACACGCCAACCCGTGCAGCCTGCCAATGGTTCGGACTTCACGCTGGAGGAGATGCAGGCGATTGTCGGCGGCTACATCGAACTGGTAGAATTGGACGGGAACACGACAATGGTCGTCAACGAGGAAGGCAAACTTATCCCTCTGTCCCTCAATCTTGAAGCGAGCAGGATATTCCGTGCTCATCACCCGGCGTCGAAAGACTTCATCGTCGGGGACGTACTTGTGTGCAATAACGATCAAATCAGATAAAAATTATGGATAAAGAGAAAGCAAAAGCACTCAGCGAGACCCTCGCATGCTACAAAGAATTACAAGAGAATAACAGTGTAAACCTGATCGAGTTCCATACCGCTGACGGGCAGAAACACGGTATCGGCAACCCGGAAGCCATCAAGCTGTTGCTTTCGGTGGCCGTCATCGAACTGGAACGCCAGCTCCGGACCGCACAGTTCGGTGATATTCCGGAAAGCCTGGAGAACAGCCGCGAGTACAAGGCGGCCAAACAGCTGGAATACGCCATGAACGATTTGGGATTCAAGTCCGAACGTTTCGCCCAGGCGCTTCCTTATTTCCATAAGACACTGGAACAGACATTCTTCAGAACTGTAAAAGCCGGTATTCTCGCCATGGCGGAGCGTGACCCGTGCCGTATCGACGGGCGCAACGAGGCTTCTTACGAAATGTGCCGGATGCTGGCCCCCATGTTACAGGATACCAGACTTCCATTCATCTAAAAGGACATGTTCATAGACGAGAGGACACAGAACCGGATCCATGCCATCCCCGGCGAGAGCATTTCCCATAGCACGATGCGTACGCAAGACCTGATCCCGGTGTTCATGGATGTTATCCGTGACACACCGGAGTACGTGCAGGTGATGAATGCCGTCCCCGCCCATGCCATGGAAGACAAGGATGCTGAATGGTGGAACAGCGATGACGCGGCCGGATTGCTGGAATCGCTGTCCGACACGCTTGACAGCTGCTCCCCGGAGGATTACTATTTCGGCGCCCACCCCGGTAACGGCTCCGATTACGGATTTTGGAAAATGGACTAATGAATGCCGGAACATGATACGGATTAAAAAAGACAAGTGGCATGACATCCTCAAAGACGGGATTTGTATCGGGCAAATCTATCTTGCCCGTGCCGAAAGCAGGAAATTGAGATACTGGGCAATCTCTTGCGTGAGTGGAATCGGTTTCAACACTTTCAATGAAGCCCGCAGTTATGCCAAAAAATTCCTTTAATAAAAGAACCGCATGATAAATAGGATACAACAGATGCTTTTGCGCCGCAAAAAGACGGACAAAGGCAGAATGACACTCGGGAAAGTGCAGGAAGAGTATGGCGAGAACGATGTATGCATGGGAGAACTCCTTGATGCCCTTCCCGCCGACGGACTTTCCATAGAGGAAGCATTCGGGCTGGCTATCGCCGCCAAGAAATGGGCGGACGGAGACCGTTTCTACCGGAGTATCAACGATGGAGAACCGGAAGAATTGTAAACAACAACAGAACAATGAAAACAAAGAAAAATGGACAGATATGATTTCATAAGATTCGGGGAACAGGTACGCTGGTACAACGAAAGCGAAGACCTGATGGAAACCATGCAGGTGTGCTGCCCCGTATATCCTCCCGTGCAGGGCGACACAAGGGTACAGCTGGTATCCGCCGGAATAGAGGCGCTACAATCGGGATGCGGGTCGGAAAAGACGGTCAGGGCTTCGCAGCTCGTGCCCTTCATAAGCCACTTCGGCAGGGGATACTGGGAGGCTCTCACACAGGCAGCAGACAACGGGGCAGGCACGGACCTGCTCGAAGCGATGATCAGAAACAGTTGTCTGGGCCTGGGAGAACAGATATGCCTGCTTTGTGGCAAGGTGTCGGCAAGCGTGCACGCTGCATTCTGCAGGGTATATCCCGAAGAGGGAAGCCTGCTCGACGTCATTGAGTGGCAGGGAAAGGAGTACCCCATAAGGAAGCTGACACTGTTCCGGGGGACGGAACAGGAAATGGAAACAACCGTATCGGTCACCGCATTGCAGAGGAAGCTCATCGGACGCAGGAGCGGCGCACCCGTTTCAAAAGCCGCAGAAAGGATCGATGAAGGTATTTATTATTACTGTGAACAGGAAAAGGAGTTCCTCCTCCCGCAAGAAGGCCTCACCGAATTTGTAGAAAGGGGATGAGACAGGGAAATGATACGATACACACAGATAAAGACAATTGAAAATGAAAAAAGAACCGAGTAAAACGCAAGAAAACGGCATATCGGATACCGGCATTCCCATGCCGGACGACATCCTGCTGAGACTTGTCAAGGAAAAAGATGCCGGCAAAGAATATATGGCCGCTATCCGTGAAAAACTTATGCGCCTGCTCAAGGAATACCTTGGGCAAAAATACGGGCGGAAAGTCCGCTTCATCCTTCCGACGGGTGATCCGGCCGGTGACCTGCTGGACGGGAAGGGATTCTATCCCTGTTCGGTGACCATATACGACAAGTACGGTTTTGCAGCCTGCAGCAGTGCCGTATCGGTAGAGCTGACTGCGGAAGGAAAAATCCTCATCCCTACCGATGAGGCCGGAAAAATCCACGACGCGGAAGAGTACCTCTCAAATGACGACCTGCTGTCCTTGTGCGGAACGGTAGAAGAATACGAACGGCTGTTGCCTGAAATCCGCAAGGAACTGGCAGAAAACGGGAACTGGAAAGAATTTGCCCGAAGAGTGCTGGAGGAAGAATTCCCGCAGGCAAAAGCTGAGGTACGGGAGGAGTTTATCCGGGACTGTTGGGAGAACCTGCAGACAGAAAGTTATAACCTCCAACGCTTTGAACGGTATTGTCAGGAAAAATAATAAAAAACATACGAACCATGTCAGACAAGATATTACAAATGTTCTTCGACATCGGCCGGTGGAAAAAGGCCATTGAGAAAGGAGTGCTGAAAGACATCCGGAAAGACCAGCTTATCCGGCTGACCGACGAGCATACCCGTATGGCCATGGCCGATGCCATGATACAGGGGAAGTACGAAATCGCTCCCCCTCATACCGCACAGATACCGAAGGAGAACGGCGAGTTCCGTACGGTATACATCAACGAGCCCGTCGACCGGGTAGTGCTGGGCATTGCCAATGACCTGCTCTTCGACCTCATGCCGGAAATGGTACACCCCTCGTGCAAGTCCTACCAGAGCGGTATCGGCTGCGGTAGCGTAGTCACCGAGGCCAGCCGCCGGATAGCGGAAACGAGAGGCGGCGGCATTCTGGGCTGGAAGTCGGATCTGAGCAAATATTTCGATAGTGTGCCGATACGGTACATTGACGAGGCGTTCGACAAGGTCGAGGCCAGACACGGACGCTCCTCCTTAATTGACGTGCTTAGGAAGTACTACCACAACGATCTTTACTTCGATGAAGACAACCGCCTTCAAGCCAAGTACCAGTCCCTCAAACAGGGCTGTCCCGTGGCAAGCTGGCTGGCCGACGTGCTGCTCCATGATCTCGACGGGGAACTCTCAGGAATGACAGGCTACTACATCCGATACTCGGACGACATGCTGTTCATCGGGAAAGACTACGGGAAAGCAATGCAAGTGCTGGAACAAAGGCTCGGCGAGAAAAGCATGAAGCTCAACCCGAAGAAGGTGGAATACCTGATGTCCGACCGCTGGTTCAAGTTTCTCGGGTTCAGCATCAAGGGGGACATGATCTCCCCTTCGGCAAGCCGTATCAAGACTTTTCAGAAAGAGATTGAACGCCGCACGATCCGCAATCCCCGCACTACCCCGGCAAAAGCGGTCAATGCAGTCAACCGCTACCTGTATAAGGGCAACGGTGAGTTCAGCTGGGCGACCCAGGTGCTTCCGGTATGCAATGTCCGCAGGGACCTTGACGAACTGAACAAGTTCGTGATGGACTGCCTGCGGGCCGTAAGTACGGGCAAGCGGAAGGTAGGCGGTCTGGGATATGTCAGTACCGGGCAGGACGGCTGCATTGTCCGGGGCAAAGGGTGCAACGTGAAGGCGAACCGGGGCAAGACCCCGGGAATCATTCCGGGCTACCTGACCATAGGATGCATGCGCGGCGCCTTATTGACGAGCCGGGCGGTGTACAATACGCTGGTAGCATCGTTATAGGGCATGCCGGGCACACGGCAGAACGGGTGAACGGGCAGGTTATTCAACGTTACAGGCTTATAACCAGAATCCATATAGGAATTAACCGGTCTAACAGCCGGTTAATCCCACCTTGATTCTGGTTGCGCCTGTAATGTATCAGGAAATTAGAGTCATGTGCCGTCTGTCCCGCACCCGTTACCGGAGCACACCGGGAAAGTTCAAGGAATAGGTTTGGGCATCCCGCGTACCAACGTCTTCTTTCCGAGTCTGAAGGCGGCTGACCGTCGCCTTCGGACTCCGCAGAAGACCCATACGCGGGATACATCGGAAGCATAAAGCCATGTGCCGGTATTATGAGAACTTTCAGTCTTTTCCAGCACGGGAACGTGCGGTTCGGGGGAATGGATTCAGCCTGCTGTCCCCGATAAGCCCGTCTCGCGCCGTCGTATCCCTAACGTTATACGACGGCGCCATTCCGGCTTCCGCCACAGCAGACATCGGACCTGTAAAGGAACGTGCCGGCATTCCGGGAACCGCAAAAAGAACAGCACAGGGCAAAGGGGGCAAGGCCGGGATTTCAACAGAGCCGCGATTCACACGGCTGGAGCCTGTGTCATCTGTCGTGTTAGCAGGAGATGACACAGGTTCCAGCTGTACTCGCGGCCCGTATCAGGTTTTTAAAGGGATGTGCCGTCCGGATGAGTCCCCTGAACAGAAGGTAGCGCGACCGCATATGCACGAGGGACCCAAATTCAAGATACAGTATTCAAGCTTGGTCCTGAGCCAGGCAACTACCTGGTTCAGGACCGAAGTCCTACTGTATTTATCAGGACTATAAAGATACGCGCTAGGGGTTTGAGTGCCATTAATTGTAAACAGGTGAGAAAATGGAAGATATTTACCGAGAAACCGTCACCGCCATAGAGAACGGCGCAAATTTCCGGATTGATTTCCAGTCCAGAAGTTTAATAGTAAACGGGAGACACATGATACGGAACGGCAGGCATGATGGCGCTCCGTGGTTGCCGGAGTACGGCTGCGGGGATTTTTTCACGGATGTGGAGGAGCTGTACCGCCGCTATAAACATTCGATACCATCGGAGCGCAGCCAGAGCAAGTCCCGCCGGTATTTCATGGCATTGCCCGAAAGTGACCTCGAGGACGGGGACATGCTGTACGGGCAACACCGGGATACCGCGCAATTCGAGCTGGAATTCTATATCCTCTGCCGGATTATAGGCGGGTTCACATGGAATCCCGAAACGATGGGCAAATGGTTCTGGCAAAGCGAAAAAGACAAGGACCTGGTGATACTCAGAGAATGGGTGGAGCCCGGAAGTAATCAACTATTAACAAATTCACAATGAGCAGAAAGAAACAAGAGACAAAAATCCTGTGTCCCGGATGTGGCACGGAATTCGCCATCGCGGACAAGGAATTTACCGCCACGGGCATCGTTGTCGGCAAGAATTCGGGTTTGGGCACGGTCTATCCGGCGGTGGCCGGTCATAATCCCCCTGCCGGACTTCCCAAAGGGGCGCGCGAGCGTATCGAGGCGCTCCGAGGCGCTGGTGTGGACGTGAGCTGCCTGTTCGCCATGCAGGGAGCCGAGGGCGGCGAGTACGTCGCCTCCAACAAGGACGGGAAACTGACCATCCTGGATGACAACGACCCGATATTCGGCAGCATCATGGCACAGGGTACCGTTCCCAACAACCGCCTCTTCCGCCGGTGGGTCATGGCGCAGATGTTCCACATGATGTCATATACGCATCACCGCTGGAAAGAGCCGGCAGGGGTGACCGAGATGATCCACAGGAAAGGCTATGATTACCAGTGGAAAATGCTCCTGAACGAGCTGTACGCCCAGATGAAGATGGAACACAAGGACATCACGGGTTTTGCCGAGAGAAACCGCTGGTTCAACCGTGATGTGGTTTTGTCCATCGCGAGCGACTATGTCAGCGCGCTGAAAAAACACGTGGGCAACTTGGAAACAAGAAAATGCAAGGGAGTTCCCTACAAGCGTGTGCACGGCCGTAACATTTTCGTGGAAGACCTGCAATCCAAACTGTACTACCCGCTTTCCATCGCGATAACCCACATCAGGCACGCACTGGACGCCACACAGCTTTACAACGCGGTCAGACAGTTCAATGACCGCCGTATCCGGCTGCCATGGGGCACTCCTCAAAGCAAGGCATGGATGGACGCCTATAAGGGAGCCGGAGCGTTCTTTACCATGCAGAACCTGATCCGTTTCCACGGCTGCACGGCCATTGACGACTCGGGGCGCAGGCTGGACAAGTACCAGTCACTGGCGTTCCTGTCAGCAAAAGCGGAAGAGTATAAAAACGGAGAAGGATGGCGGTTGCTGGCAGTCCTGAAAAAAATGCTGGCGGACAACAATATCAACATCAAGAAGAAGATGGCGGCATGGCGTAAGAAGTAGGCCGTCATCTCCATCCGCCCGGTAGGCGGCACGGTGTGGCGGGTCAGAATAAATCAGTACTCCCTCCATTGAAATGATGCTCATCCCTGTTAACACAAGATAAGCTTCTTTCAATGGAGGCATTACATCGAAAACGTAAAGAGATGCCCCCGTTTGATGACCACACCACTATTCTAATCAAAACGACATAATCCTTTATACGATGAGCAAGAAACAAATACGACGCAGGGCTTACCTGCTGTACCGGTTACGAAAACAGGGTATCCGATGCCTGACGCGCTGCCGGACCATCTTCTATCCTTACGGGGAGGATCCGAAATCAGTACCGTACATCCGCAGCCTGATAAGCGAATTCCGTTTCCATGTCCAATTTGAAATACCCGCCTGACATGAAACCGGGAGACATTGCAACATTGAAAGTGGCCTACAAGGGCTATCGCCGTATAGAGCTGCTGGAACGGCTCCAATACACCTGGCTGGTACGCATCTGCGAAAGCGGTAAGGAGATCGAGGTCTATGAAGATGAGTTCGAAACGGATTAAAGGCACGGAACAATGAAAGGAGAACAACGGGAAAAACGTATACCGAACTTTATCGGCAATGCCGTCATTATCCTCACAGCCGCCCATCTGGGCTGCGAGGTGGAAATGCTCACCATCGCACAGGAGGTGTGGCGGACGAAACGCCTGCCCGAGGCGGTACTGCTGGGCATGTACGAGAAGGCCGCACGCAAGGCCGTGTCGGCTGTCAGGAAGAAAGGCCTGGCGGAACAGGCGGACCGTCTCGGAGAGATATTTTACAAGACGGGGGAATTTCCCCCGCCGGAAGAAGACAATACATAAAAAGGAGTAACAAATGAAAACAAGGACTTTTCAGGAAATATATGACTTCTGCCGTACGGACGATACCTACCGGAGTTATTTCGAGGCATCGGACGAGTCCCGCATTACCGGAGCAAGGACAAGAAAGTACTATTACGGCGACATCCGCCGCGGCCAGTGCCGCGTGGGGACATTCATCTACTGCCAGTCGATGCGGCAGCTTGAAAGGTTCCTCGGGGGCGCGAAGCAGGATCACTACATCCATGTTGACCCGCCGGCCTGCCGGGAAGTGAGCCTCAAGGACGATATGTTCCCCGGTCAGACCGTCTATATCGTGGTACACGTCAGGAGGCAGGGTGTGCAGATTGAAATCGAACACCCGCTGCATGACGGATGGGTGCATTTCACGGCACGTTCTCACCGTCCCTTCACCAGGGAAGGGATCATAGCAGAGGCGAAGTCCTACATTGACAGCCACATCCTGCTGGCACCGGGAAGATACCGGGACTTGCAGCTGGAACACATGGTTTCCAAGGAACAGTTCCCTGCATGGTACAGGCAGTATAAAATGAGGCTGCACGACCGGGCGGAAGCCGAACATCGGGACATGGTGGACAGATACCGGCACAGACACGACATCACCTACGGGGAAGCCCGTGACATGCTCGCGGCTTCGGGCATATTCTTCGACCTGAACTGCGACGAGTTCGAGCGGGACGAGATTACGGAACAATTTGTACAACTCTGTAACAGGACTTGAAATGGAAACGGACATAGTAAGAAAATGCACCTCGGACTATTTGCACAAGATGGACAGGTACAGGAAGCAGCAGGATGGACTGCAAGGAAAGATTGACACGGCCCGCCGGAAAATCGCTTGGCACGAAAAGCGGATCATGCGGCTGTCAGAGCAACAGAACCGTATCGAAAGGCCATGGTGGACGAAGGAAATCGTGGCTCCCCTCATGCTGGAAGTGGCACGCCTCACCCCGGAAGTGACATGGGATGCCGAAAACCTGCACACCCATGGGCTGAGAGCGGCATGTTCCGTTTACGGGAAGACCCGGAACAATGAGACCGTCGGCCTGACTTTCACATTCGACGGCGGTGTCCTCAGTTATGACACCAGGGAAGTCACACACCGCTTCGCTCCGGGTACGCTCGGTGAAATCAACGGCATGAATAATGTCAGCGCTCCCGTGGAGAGTGTGGACACACTGGTGGACAAAGTAAACGAACAAATAACGGAATTAAATACCCAAACGGATGAACCTGTATAAACAAATCGAATATAACGGGTATCACATCAACATCTACTATGATGATGACGCCCGAAGCCCGCGTGAAGCGTATGACAATCTCGGTACGCTTTATACGGCACATCGTCGCTACCGCCCGGAGAAGGAGTTCGATGACCACTTCGATATCGACAAGGTTTTTGAAGGGCATATCGGAAATTTCCGGGAATCGTTCCTGAAGGAATATATCGCCCTGCCGGTCTACCTCTACGACCATGGCGGCATTACAATATCCACCTCGCCGTTCAGCTGCCCGTGGGATTCCGGATTTTTCGGAATCATCGCGGTGCCGTTGGACAAGGTGCGCCGGGAATACGGGTGGAAGAACATCACCGCGAAACGCAGGAAGCGGATCGAGGGATACCTGCAAGACGAAATCAGTACCCTTGACAACTACTATACCGGGGAAGTTTTCGGGTATCGCATCATGCCGGAAAGTGACGATGACAATGAACTGGACAGTTGTTGGAGATTCTATGGTACGGAATGTCTGAAAGAACTGGAAGCTGAATGCAGGCATATCATCGACGGGCAGAACAAAGCGGCAGCATAAAATAGAAAAATACGCATAATAACTGGAAATACAATGAAGACATCATACGGACTTGAATTTGACACGGTAACAGAAATCGATCCTGAATGGAGCGACTATGACAAGACGATAGCAGGATGTCACCTGGCCAATGCCGGGGTGGTCATCGTGGATACGGAATACGGGCAACCGATAGACAATGAGCATGACCTTGAAGAAATCTACCGGATTCTCGAAAAGAAAAAGACAGGCCATACTAAAAATGAATGACATGGAAGAAAAACGGGATTATAAGGAAATTAAGGTACGCCTGCACCATATCGACCGCGGAAACTGCACGGAAGTGTGGGAGGTACAGACAGAGAAGGGTAAGCCCAGACACTATCTGGGACGTGACGACGGTTATGGACCGAAGGAGTGGTACACGCTCTGCGATGCTCCCTACGGCTATTGCGAACGCGACTGCCATGTGAGGGAGGACCTCACCCTCATTGTCTGCAACAAGGATTGGAACGAGGTGTTGCGAGACGGAACGGACAGGGAACGCTTTCCCGAAAGTTTCCCTTCACTGGACGAGGCATGCGACAAGGCATGGGACAAGGTCGTGAAAGGGCTTCCGCATGTAACACGCAAAGGTTTCGGGCAGTGGATCACCAAACAGTCATTCCACCCGCTCAGCCAGACCGAAGAATTGAATTGGCGGGATAGCTACTATGAGGAAGAAGCGAGCGAGATACTCTCACGTTTTACATGGATCGGTGAAGAGTACGCCATATTCAAGGTTACCCAGAGGCACACCAAGTGCGACGCCCGATGGTACGAGTATTACGCGGGGAAGACAAACCGGCAGGAACACGAGTGGTATATCCGTTTCTTCGGTTACGAGTACCATGACCGGCATATCAGCGACGTGCTCCGGACACTCGGCAGGCGGTGCGACGACATCATCCGTACTGCGGTGGAAACCCGCACGGACCACTATTACGGGCGTACGGTTTCCCACTTTATGGACGAATTTATCGGTTACGACTTGTCCCATGAACAGGTCCGTGACGCCAAGGAATGCAGGTTACGCAAGGCACGGGAAGACTACGACGAAGCGAACGCCTACTATTACAAACTGAAAGAGAACGAGGAAAGCATCCGCAGTATCGAGTCGATGCTGCACTGCATAAGACAACAAATCCGAAAAATGAAAAGATAATGGCCAGAAAACTACATGTAGCCAGAGTTTGGCAAATCGAATACAAATATCCGGGTATGTATGGCGGGGACGGTCAGGATATCTTTTATGATATCCTGACAATGTTCGAAGTTGATAACTCCGCAGAAGACGCCTATACCGATGACTTCGAAATAGCCCGTTCGGGTCTGCAGCAGCTAAGAAAACATATCTCAGAACAGGATGAAACCTTCCGGCAGAATGCCGAAGAATTTTATTCCTGCCTGGCAAAGGTCGGGATGAAGCGGGAAAAGTTTATCGAAGTACTTGATTGTCTAATCAACGGCAGTGACCAAAGCGATGCCTATGTGCATGTCTCATGGTTTTAATGATATGCCATGAAGGCGTTTCGAGCAAACCTGCCGTAACATCAAACCTGTATGAAACCTAAAGATAACGGGCTGGCCAAC